CTGTTCCTGTTCCTGTTCCTGTTCCTGTTCCTGTTCCTGTTCCTGTTCCTGTTCCTGTTCCTGTTCCTGTTCCTGTTCCTGTTCCTGTTCCTGTTCCTGTTCCTGTTCCTGTTCCTGTTCCTGACATTAAATATAGAATTATATTATATATTTAATTACACCTTTATACGAATGGTTATGTTTTCGCCGCATTTCGAACTTACTATTTTTATCTCAATAAAGACAGTTTCCGAGAGCTTGATTTACGAGGAAGAATTGGATGTATAGGATCATATAAAATATCTTTGTCTCCTTCATTTGCCACATATGCATTTTTTTTCATCGGCGGTTGATGGCGAATTTCTTCATTTTGTGATATTTTCGCAACGTCTTCATACAGTGGCATAAAAAGTCTCGATGCGATTCGTTTATACATATAAGTATCTTTTTTTAAAATAAAATCATTCATCATACATATGATTCGTTCTTTATATTCACCGCCAAGATTACTAAAATATAATTTCGCAATAATATTTTCGGGGTCCAATGTTTCACATATAATATTATTCACACACACGTGTCCTTTTTTATCCAATAAAATATTGAATAGTGTTTCCCCGTGATACGGAACCCTTCGAATATATTGCAACCTTTCTGGCATAGTTTCAAAAATACCGGCCACTTTGTTTGAAGAAATAAATTGGGGTCGGGAAAAAGCGGCAAAATATCGGCGTATTTCTTTGTGCATTTTGAAAACAGGAGGAATCAGTATTTTATGCTCTTTACTGAGAATGATGTCATTAGTGGGGTATTTATCAGCAAATGCATTTTTATGAATACACAGGAGATAATCATCTTCGTAAATAGTTCGCGTAATTGCGCGTATTCTATTATTTTGTATAGTATGGATATTAGGGTCAATCTTAGATATACATATCGTCCCTTGGTCAGTTTCAATCGGCGTATTTGAAACAAAACAAATACTGGAGATAGGAAGTGCGGTAGATAATACAACGGGAGGGGGTGGAGTATAGTTCAATGTCCCGAAAATTTGAAAATTTGCAATATATACATTGGAATAATTATATATGGATGGTGTGAATGTAAATCCATATCTAATAGAACCACTTGACACACCAGTAAACATATTAATTGTAGTCGGAACTGAAGTTTGGTCAGAATATGTAATATAGTAACTAGAAATATTGTATAATACATCATTTTCACTTGGTATAGTAGTATTCGGATTCTGATATGCATAAACATCTAATCCATTTTGCTTATATGTATCTGTATAATAAAAGTTCGTGCTATTTGCAACCGTGTTTCCAGTTACTACAATCGTAGCATTCGTAGTTTGTCCGGGTTCGTTTGGATTATATACTGGACCATTGCTCGCATTTAGCATTGTCATTGACATGGAAGGAGTTACATGAGAGTATTGTTCCGTCGTAAGAATTGAAATGCAATCTATGTCCAATGTATAATACTGCGCAAATGAAAAATTTAAAGAGATAGTTCCATTCGGATTCGTCGTATTCAAATTTCCATTTAAAAAAGAATTGGTTCCAGTTGTTAGATATTTCTGATTAGGCAAGTTTATTGTATATGACAAATTTGCCAGTTGAGGATATGAGGTTGCATTCGAATATGACGGCGTAGTTGGAATCGTACGTAAATTGCCGATGTAATATGTTGAAGTTGCATTGTATGCTGCAGTATTCAACGGAACTGTAATACTAAATGGAATACTCTGCATATATACAAAATTGATTAGATATTATTTTATATAAAATACTACATCTCCCATCGTGAAACTTGCAATATACTTAAACTATGACTATTCTCGCCATTTCAAATCTCGACCTTCGATATACCAACCAAAATTTGCGGGACATTATCGAAAAAACGAAGAAAATCGGAACAATAGATGAGATTATTTTCGAATTCTCTGCCATATTTGTCAATCGAAAAACGGCGTATATAAAAATGGAAAAATTCAATCATGCCAATCCAGACGTCCCCACCCTTTTACATAGGTTGTCATTATGCGACGGCAAAGGGGTCGGATTTCTCCATTGCGATGAAGAATACTATACACCAGAACCCGCGATACCGTTATTTATCCAAGGCAATAATACGATTCAACCCAATATATGGATGTATATTTCGAGTTATTACCCAGATATCACTATTCCCAATTCGGCGCAATTGAATTCGAAAATCAATCGAGCGAATGACCGGTTCGAAGAGTTGTATATTTCAGTCACCGAAGAAATCGACCACCTACATAAAGAAAACGACGAACTAAAAAAACAGTTATCGCGTGCAGAATCCAGTTTTGAGATTATCTTCGGTATCTTGCGGGAAATGAGAAAAATAACGGCCTCAAAATAATTCTATAGGATCATATATAATCTAAATGGCAAAACCGCGGAGAGAAAATAGGAAATACGATTCCGACTTATGTGATAATACTATGACATTCCAAGATTGCGAACTGGCCATTTTACGTCAAGCGGTAGATGAATCCGAAGAAATAGTGGGACAAAAAACGGCGAATTCGGAAGATGTCAAACGAATGATAGTTATTTTAGAAAATTTTTTGATTCGTAAAAAACTCATTTGTTATGGCGGAACCGCGATTAATAATATATTACCTAAATTCGCGCAATTCTATAATCGCGATATTGAAATCCCCGATTACGATTTTTTTTCGGCATCGGCTTTAGAAGATGCGAAAGAATTGGCCGATATATATTACAAATCCGGATACGTGGAAGTAGAAGCAAAATCGGGAATGCATCACGGAACGTTCAAAGTATTCGTCAATTTCATTCCAATGGCGGACATAACACAATTAGATTCGGTCATATACAAGAATTTGGGGCGGGAGTGTATTTCTGTTGCGGGGATTAAATACGCATCTCCCGATTATTTGCGCATGTCAATGTTTTTAGAGCTTTCTCGCCCGGAAGGAGATGTTTCTCGTTGGGAAAAGGTATTGAAACGGCTTACCTTATTGAACACATATCGACCAATGAAAACGGACATTCAGTGCAATAAACTAAAATTCCAACGGAAATTCAAAATGTCTCATAGGAATGCAGAAAAAATCCACATGCTAGTCCGCGATTCTTTTATCGAACAAGGCGCCGTTTTTTTCGGGGGATATGCGTATTCCCTTTATTCAACGCATTCTCCGAATAAAGGGAATATGGCGATGTCTAAACCCCAACAAAAAATCCCCGATTTTGATGTATTATATGAAGAGCCGGAGAAATGCGCGGCAATTGTTAAAGAAAAATTGGAAGAAGCCGGAATCCACAGCATTTCACTGATTGCTCATTCTGAAGTCGGGGAAATTATTCCGTATCATATAGAAGTTGCGGTGAATAATACGCCGGTTGCATTTATATATAAACCGATTGCTTGTCATAATTACAATACAATCGTATTGAACCATATGGAAATAAATGTGGCAACTATTGACACCATGCTTTCTTTTTATCTAGCATTCTTGTATGCAGATAAACCCTATTATTCGCGAGACCGCATTTTATGCATGTCGAAGTTTCTTTTTGATTTAGAGCAGCGAAATCGATTGGAGCAAAAAGGGTTGCTGAAACGTTTTTCGCTTAAGTGTTATGGTAAACAGCCCACATTAGAATCAATCCGTTCTGAGAAGACTGCCATGTTTCAAAAAATGGCGACGAAAAAAGGGACGAAAGAATATGAAGAATGGTTTTTGAAATATAATCCGGGAGTAGATAAAAATGGGTTGCCTAAAAAAAGAGAAGCCGAAATCATAGAAACAATACAGGGAATGTCCGATTTGCCGCCGATTGTGAGTTTGAAATATTCAAAGGGGTTAAAAGAGAAAAAGAATATTCGGACTACATTTAATAAACGTCGAAAACAATCCGCCAAAATAATAACAACAAGTGATCTTATACCATCTTCTCCCCGGACTACGTCCGAACCTTTGCAAGGAACATTACGTGAAGCTGAGAGTATGTATATGGTTCAACCTTGGACCAAGGATACGACCAAGGATACGACCAAGGATACGACCAAGGATACGACCAAGGATACGCAAAAGTGGAAAGCATATAAAAAACCCCGACGAACAAAGAAAAAAAGAAGAACAACAAAACCCCATTTCTGGAAACCATCAAATAATTTTCTGCTATAATCAAAAAATTGATGAACAATAATATAAAAATATGTTATACTATATAATTAATATAGTATGACACATAACGAAAACACGACCGAAATTGTTCATATATTGCAAGAGGAACAAGATGATTCGCAAAATAAACTATATGCCAAAGCACTCGCGCTAATGCAGCGAGAAATCCGCGATTTCTCGAGTGAAATCGCCCACGTAGACGAGAATGTCTATTATGATGGGTATGATGGCTTAGGTAGCGAAACGCAAATTAATGATTTGTATGTGATCATACGAGTGGCGACGAATCAATACCGATATTATATGTTTACAAGGTCACATATCTGCGGCAGTATTTACAACGACCAATACGATTTAGTCTCCGAGTTCGAAGAAAATACAATGAGCATGAGCTGGTTCGAATATCATGGGTTATATGTCAGATAGATATTCTATCACATAATTAATCGAATAAAAAGTTGCGCAAAATAACATAGATTTAAAACAAATCCCGTTGAAATTCAGGTTGCCCAATTCATTGTGTATGGCCAAAAACGAAAATTGTTTGAAAATGAAATTATTCACTACGTGCATCTGAAAAATGAAATAAAGAATGAAAAGAAAAATCGGCATTTGTATTTTATCGAGCGTATCTTCCCGCTCAATATTCCGCCTTTTTTCTTTTTCATATGCAATTGCTTTCGCTTCTGTTTGTTGCTCGTATTTTGCAATATAATCATCCGTCCGCTTCGACGGTGGGATATAATTCGGTTTGGTCGATTGCACATCTTGTGCATATCCGGCAGCATCTGTTGGCATATCTCTCGACGGCAGCATTTGCGGCGGCATTTGTTGCAACATTGCGATTTGTTCGGGGGATAATGTATATTGATTTTGCGGGGGCGATTGATTATTGGACGGAGGTTGCGCGATTGGCGGCGGCATTCGGTCGGTTGGTAAAGTTTGTCCATATGGATTTGCGTGCATTAATGCGGGGTCGTCTGCGCTGGGCATATTAAGATACGAATTCGGCAAATCGGAGATGCGTGTTATTTTGATATTTTCCGACATTTACAAAATACGATATATTATATCACAATACCTAAACCTTCTTTTTAATAACGCGTGTCGATGCATTTATTCGAAAATGCCTTTTGGCGAAACATCTTCTTTCGAACTAATACTGATGGTTTGTTTCAATGGGTCGCATTTCTCCGGATGGAGTTCGTATTTATAGCAATGTTCCCCGAACTTGTATATCTTGCCGTTTATTTCGTCAATGACGGGGCCATTGAAATGGATGCAATCTTTGCCAGAACATGCTTTCCTAAAAAGGGTTGCCAACCCGAGCCCTAAAATGATGGAAATGAAAAAACGGCCAATAGGGGTGGTTAATAATCTTTTTAAATTCATAGTATATGATTATATATTATGATTTGATAACATTGTAAAAAGCCACCGTTTCAATACTTACGTTCATCCTTGAGCCTTGATTTTCGAAATCAAACTGTCGTCTTTCGGACAATCTAATTGGGTTTGTTTTATACCAAAACACGCCCCCGTTGCGTCCTTGTATTGTATATGGTCCACATTCTCCGGATTGGGATAAACGTAAATTTTCCGATTTTCGCTCTGATAAACGTATATGAAAAACAGTCCGAGTGCTAAACTAATAATGAAAACGGGGAGATTGATAAATCCTAAAAGAGCCATTTTATTATATTTATATATGATCCTATAAGAATATAATGCAACGTTTTGGTTTTAGTTTTGGGGTTTTCAGTATTTATGATTTTTACAGTAATTTTTTTTTCAATCTGTTTTTTTGAGACAACTTTCTTTTTCTTGGTTTTCGTTTTTTGGATTTTGATTTAGGTTTTTTCATTTTTGAATTACCTCCGAATGTAACTGGCATTGGAGGAAATCCATCTGAACAATGAGATACCAACATTGCTTGTATATTATTTAGCATTGGGTTATTTTTATCTATGATTAAATTTATGTGTAAATACGTAATAATTTCTTGTAATTCTTCTGGAGTAAGTTGAATTTCTAGAAGTATACAAAAATAACCAATCCAAACAATATACCATATATTATTATCATTATTACCAGACTCAGTAAACGAATGGACAATAATACTTTTATTATCTTCACTTATACTATTAATCACTGTCTTTTTTCGTTTTACTTCTTCTGTATTAGGAACTTCTTGTGTATTAGTAGTAGAGTTTATAGTGGGCAACTGTATAATTCGTATAAAAATATCTTTAATTGCATTAAACGCTTGGCGGTCTGGCGATAATGGTTGTAAGTTTAATCCACCTTGAAACATACTAGTATCCCGAAGAATACCATCACTATTGAAGCAAAACCCAAAAGATGCCATAATTCATAATATACCACTCTATTTTTTCCCCTTTTTATTCTTTTTTTTTTTCGCAACTTGTGAAGCCCCCGTTTGAATCGGCATATCTTCTAGCCAATCGTCCCCAACAACAGCAGCAGTATTAAGAGGCGGTTTTGTTTGTGAAATGCTCGATTTTGGCTGCTCTTCGCCATCCGCCAATGAAAAAACGAAATTATTAGGTGCCGCCACGGACTGTTCCAACACGAATTCGGGGGTGGTTTTGCTGACCAATTCTTGGCGTTTGGCCTCTAATTTCGCCTTCATTCTGTCTTTCTGTGTCATCATAGATGTCATGCGATTTACGGCATTCATATCCATTTTGCCTTTATTCCCCGCCAATCCCCCCATATTTTTCGTAATGTTTTTCAAAATATCGCCGAAATTACCGCCGCCCATTTCTTTCATTTTCCCGATTAAATTCCCCGCCTCTTTCATCAATTCTTCTTGCGAAATATCCCCCGATTTCATTTTTGTATTCAATTTTCCGCTGATTGATTTCAAAAGGTCTATCATTTTCTTCGGGTTTTTCATTATTTTCTTGAAAATGTCTTGCGTGGATTTGACCTCACTGGTATCCCCGTCTTCTTTCATCATACCCATCAATTCCCCCGACAGTTCCTCGGCCAATTCTTTGGCTAAAACGCCGATTTTTCCGTCAAAAAGACCTTTGATGTGATTATGCAGGTCGTCGGCGGATGGCATTCCTTCCGTCTTGTTCCCCGAAAACATATTCTTGAATTCTTCTTGAGATTGCTCATTGAAGACGTTGGAGAAATCGGGCATGGACTCGCCGGTTTCTCCTTGTGTAAAACTTTTCGCAAAATCGGAGAAGGGGGTCGATGTCGAACTATTTTCATTTTCCTCCGATTTATTCCCGCCATTCTCCTCCATATTTTTGAAAAAATCGCCTAAACCCATGATAGTTTCGTTCAATTTATTTTGCAATACGTCTTCGTCGATTCCTTCGAAAATATTGGCAGAATCGCCGAAGTTGGATTTGTTTTTGATACACGTCATTATTGTCATCAATACCAATTGTAAATATTTCCAAATCGTCTGTTTGATAGAATCCGTCACAGAATCTAAACTGAAAAAAAGCTTGAATTCTACATTGGGCAAAAACATGGTATTTATTTCAGATGTAGGTAAAAACATTTCGTCGTTTTGGTAAAGAATATCGAAAAATCGCTCGGGGTATACTTTCATGCAATACGAAAAAAGCTCTTCGAATAAATATGGGGTCGATTCATCTTCTGTTGCAGAGTATTTTTTCCACAAATATTCAAATTCGGGAAATGAAATAGATAAATCCGACGTGAAATCTTTGATGATAGAAATGAAATTTGACGGCATTTCAACGGGAATACCTTTTGGATTTTCTTGCATATGAAATTATATGGAGTTTATCGATATTTTTTTATGTTGTTATTTGGCGAATCGTTTGTTTTTGCGGGATTTTCTATGGGATTTTTTGTTGGGTTTTTTATGGAATTTTTTATAGGATTTTTTATGGGGGTTTTTTGATTTTCGATGGGATTTTTTTGATTTTCGATGAGCTACTTTTCTTTTTCCTCCTACTGTTTGTTCTTCATCTGTTCCTTCTGTTGTTCCATCTGTTGTTCCATCTGCTACTGGTGCTAGTGATCCTTCTGTTGTTCCATCTGCTACTGGTGCTAGTGATCCATCTGTTGTTCCATCTGTTGTTCCATCTGCTACTGGTGCTAGTGATCCTTCTGTTTTTACTGTTAATGGTGCTTTTTCTACTGTTGTTTTTTCTACTACTGAATGTGATCTTTTAAACTTATCATAATCGTCTAAAAATTTTCCTCTGTTATAGGGTATATTTTTAACAAAAGATATTAATTCATTTTTTTTATCAATATCTAAACAATAAATTAATGATTGTATTGCAGATGCACGGTTGTTAACAAATGACCCGAATAAATTATTTATATCGTCATATGTAAGAATTATCTTTTTAGAAAATGACAGTTCATTCGAATTATTAGAAAAACCCGATGATGCCACATATTTACGCACACCAGAAAATGCGGATGATGCTATCTCTGTCATTGTCATATTTTTCGTTTTGTCTTTACTAGCAGTCTCAACATCATTTTTAGCAGAATTTTCTATAATAAATACGTAAAACTTAAATTATCCATATCTTTATCGGTGTAGTGATAATGTCTTGCTATTACAAAAAAAGTTTTTAACATTTTGAGTGCATACACGTTGGACTTATATTTTCCAAGATCTGATTGATTATACGTTTCAATTGAAAGTCTCAACTCAGCACAAACATTCTTTGTTATTTCAATATCTTTCCCTTGTACCGCGTTTGTTACATTGTTTATCCGTATCCAACAGGTTAACATATCTTTCCATAGTTTTTGACGCCATTCGTCTATTTCTATTCCTTGTTCATGGTCGTTTTTTTTCCTCCACGATTTTTGCCTCCACATTTTTTGTAATATAAACTATAGGTAGAAATAATACAACTTTATTACTAAACGCTCCCCCTCCATTTTTCGCCATTTTAATCGAGTCAAATTTTCTACGCGGATCATATACAAACATTATTATTATATTCGCAAATGTCGAATTATATGAAATTATATGGAGTTTATCGATATTTTTTTATGTTGTTATTTGGCGAATCGTTTGTTTTTGCGGGATTTTCTATGGGATTTTTTGTTGGGTTTTTTATGGAATTTTTTATGGGTTTTTCGATGGGATTTTTTATGGGATTTTTTATGGGGTTTTTTATGGGGGTTTTTTGATTTTCGATGGGATTTTCGATGGGATTTTTTTGATTTTCGATGAGCTACTTTTCTTTTTCCTCCTACTGTTTGTTCTTCATCTGTTCCATCTGTTGTTCCATCTGTTGTTCCATCTGTTGTTCCATCTGCTACTGGTGCTAGTGATCCTTCTGTTGTTCCATCTGTTGTTCCATCTGTTGTTCCATCTGCTACTGGTGCTAGTGATCCTTCTGTTGTTCCATCTGCTACTAGTGCTAGTGATCCTTCTGTTGTTCCATCTGTTGTTCCATCTGCTTCTGGTGCTACTGCTTCTGGTGCTCCTGACCCTAGTGCTACTGCTTCTGGTGCTACTGCTTCTGGTGCTACTGCTTCTGGTGCTCCTGACCCTACTGCTACTGCTTCTGGTGCTCCTGACCCTAGTGCTGATGTTGTTGCTAGGTTTGGTTTCAATGATTGTTTTGGGTCTTGTTTAAATTTTTGATATTCTTTTTCCAACTTACATTGATCCATCATTCTAGTAGTATAATTTTCTAAAATAGATTTGTTTGTTGCATTTAAATTACGAATCAAATAGTAGAATTTAGATAAAAATACTCCACCATTATAATCATTTGGCATTTTAGGGCCAAAAATATTTATAATTTCATCACATGTATATTTAGTTCGTTCAGAATTAAAGATTATACCATGTGCACCGCGGTCCGCCCGCTCGCCGTAAAAAGAACCCTTAGGAATTTCATTTTTTGTTTTTTGTGTGTCATATATTTCTTCGGTCGGTTGTGTAAAGGTCGGTTGTGTAAAAAAAGCAGCATAACCTACAACTGCCGTAGGTCGAAAGTTTGTTAGATATAAAAAATGATTAAAAAATAGTAATTTGCACTTTTCTTTCTCACTGTTTTCTTTATCACTCTTTTCATTTTCTCTATATTGACGAGGGAGTAGAAGACGAGTGAGTAGAATAACAAAAAATGTTTTCAATAACATGAGAGAATATTCATTTTTGGATTTTGAGTCAACACTATTCATTCTTTTTAATTCTTCCAATATAATTTTTTTCAAATATTTGTTTATACCATTGGTCACTTGTTCTTCTTGTTCTTCGTATATTAAATCTTTCTTTTTTTGCATTTCTTTTTCTGATTCTGTTAATACTACTGTTTTGTTATTTTTTGTATCCTTCTTGGTAGAACTAGACATAGGTGCAAGACTCAGGGGCATAATTTATTGTAATATACAATATTGTTAGAAAATAAGTTATTGTATATTACAATATTGTTGTTATTCTATATAATAAACGTATTATATAGAAATAAATACCCCAAGTAAAGGGTTAATATATTTTGTCATATAATAAATTATAAATGGTGGTGGAAACATTATCTAAATGTTTATTGTGACGACAGATGTCAAACGAACATCTCCAATAAAACCATAAAATGGACAATATATAAATTTATACACAAACATAATCCTCATTATATACCGTAAAATAAGTATAATAAGATAATAAGTCAAATTGATTGCCTGAAAAATACAACTCTATTGAGTGTTTTACACTATTTTCTATTATTGTATTACAATTCGACCCTCTTTTACCTTCCTCAAATTTTCTACGCGGATCATATACAAACATTATTATTATATTCGCAAATGTCGAATTATCCGCGTAATGTAAAGTCGCAGAAAAAAATGTTACAAAAAGACGACGATGCGTTGTCTTATACCACAAATACTCTCACGAAAAATGTGGAATGGTCCATCGAGAATGAATTGATTCTCGTGGAATGGTGTGACGTAGCCCAATGTTACAAATGGCTGAATTCTCGCGCACATCATAAAGTGTCTTTTATGCACGCTTGGTTTACCATTCCCACAATAACCCTATCCACCATTACCGGAACGGCCTCTTTCGCCCAATCCAGTCTTTCCCCCGAATATCAAGTATACGCGCCCATGATTATCGGAACTATCAATATCCTCGTCGGAATTCTAAATACCATACAACAATATTTGAAAATCTCCGAACTTAAGGAATCTCATCGAATCGCCGCTATCGCATGGGATAAATTCTCGCGTAATATTCGCATTGAACTGTCAAAAGCGCCTCACGAGCGGATGGATGCGGGTCATTTTCTAAAACTCACTCGGCATGAATATGATCGGCTAATGGAATCTTCGCCGTCGATTCCCACCGAAATCACGCGCGAATTCACCTATATTTTCAGCGATAAACCCGGAACTGCCAAGCAGAAAGCGTTCGAAGAATTGAAAAAACCCGATATATGCGACAGTCTCGTTTCGTCGAATCAATACCGCCATCATTGGTATATGAATGCGTCGGCAAATGTAACTGAAACGAATGGTGTATATGACAATGAAGATGAGCATATTCATAATGAGAATAAAGCGAGTGATAAATCGGTCGCCTCTTACGCTGGATCACATACTTATCATCCGGTCCAGGTCCCAGCGAGCCCAAAACCATATATTCCCCCCTCATATCCGCAGACTACTATCGGGCGAATTGCATCTACGGTTAATGGGGGAGTTGTTGGTGTTGTTGGCGTAATACAACAGGCGAAAACAACGGCGTCTAACGTGGTTTCGACGATGAGCTCTTCCATGTCTGGTTCTGATATTGAAAAGGGGAATAAGCCAGAAAAAGGGGATTTGGCCGTTGTGTCATATACAAAACCTTCGTGTTTATCGCCGATATATAATACCGATGAACAGCCCAATTGCAAAAATAGTTTAACGACTATTTCGGCGAGTCTTTCCGCGAAAAATCTCATACAAAACGGATATATGCAACCTATGATACAATCGCCCTCGACCTCAGACCGAGTGAGTGAATGCGCGCCCATCCTGCACACTCGCGATACAAATCCCTTTGATGCCATTTTAGATAGTGTGGCGGAAGGAAAACGAGAAATAAGCGTAGGCGAAGCCCGATTGGATGTATATGATCTATCTGATAATGTATTAGTAGACGATTGTATGGGAAATATGTCTGAATTGGCAGCAGAGTCATTTGACACCCGGGCACTCACCACAGATGAAAATAAAAAGAAGAAATGATTTGTCTATTTGACCCCGCCTTTTATTTCAAATACAACTACTTGGTGTAAATAACCCGGCAACCTTTATAGTTCGACAATAGCAAACCGATTCTTCACCATCCAATACTGTCTTTCCCCTATATAGAAATATACCGCATCGTATTCTGCCATTTCGTCGGCATCAGCATCGTCTTTTACCGCATTGGGTAAAGGTTGCCCTTTTTTATAAAAAAGGGTTTTTTTATCATCGATGAAAACCGCATATTTCCGGATATCGGCCGACTCAATCGGTTCGCTCGTAAATAAAAAATAGTCGCCTATTCCGGCAATGTAAGTTCTTGGCAAAATGGATTCACCGTCGGATTCTTCTGCATCGCCGCTTTTCGCGACATTTGTATATGATCCCATACCCTCACTTACGAGTGAAAAAAACGAACTGGTCTTCGACCCTTGACATAAAAATAATACATACGGCATCATTATCGGTTGTTCAGTATGTAAATTCCGAATATACAGTAGATATTCGTTCTTATAAAAGATTTTTTCGATGGAATGATTTACCGGGACATCCAAAATAAATCGCGAATTGTATAGTTCATGTATTGTAGCCCACTGATATTCCGGGGTGACGGTTTGGTCGACAAACGGGGTTGCGTCGAAAAATGCGTATATTTCATTGTTTGGCCGTTCTATGAATCCTTTAAAGAGTTTTTCCATTTTCAATTTGTATATGATTTTTGCGGCAGAATCGCCGAAAATAGAGAGTATTTTTTCCGTGAATATTTCGATAAACGTGGATTCTTCGGTTTTTGTATATTCGAATATAGGGAATTGAATGATAGTTTCCTTTGTTACAATATATTTCAGATATGGTAAAAACGAGTCTAATTCAATCATGTATATACAAATATATATCGTATATCCGGCATTCGGTTCAAAGTCGATGTCTTTTCCCAATGAATCACTGCGGAGATATTCATATTCATTCTTTTTTTTTCGATAGACTTCTAAACTGTCGGAAGAAGAGGTAGAAGTAGACGTAGACGTAGAAGTGGGATATTCATCTGGTATCATTTCCAAGTTTTCTAGAGACCCTTCATATGTTGGAGTTGGTGTTGGAGTTGTTTGCTGTTTTTTTAATGGTTTATAATTACTGCCAAAACTTTGTTGGTCAGAAGAGAACGGTTGGTCAGAAGAAGGTTGGTCAGAAGAAGAAGGTTGGTCAGAAGAAGAAGGTTGGTCAGAAGAAGAAGATGTATATGACGGTTTTATATTATCCGGTTCCGGTTCCGGTTCCGGTTCCGGTTCCATGCCCCCCGAATTATGTATCTGATTATGAAAGAATTTATTATAAACATTTCTATTTCTATATGTAACCGTATGCATAATAATATATATTATAAAAATAATATAAAGAAATAACCTAATATATAGTAATATCCCCCCCAATTCAAACAAACTATCATATACAATCAAATGGCTATGTATCAAGAAGAATATTTTTTGGAAGATGCCAGCGTTTATTCGGCAAATACATCTAAATTCGGAAGCAATGATTCGCAAAAAAAAGCATTGAAAGACCTCTATAAAGAAGACCCCGGATTTTACCGAGTTAAAAAAACATTGCCAAATCGTATGCGAGTGCGATATGAGTGTTTTGCAACAAACACGAATAAGAACTCCCTTATTCGTAATGCAATTACAGGAGAAATGACTGGTCATCGCGCTGGGTCAAAACATCAAGATTTCTATTTCAAAGTCATTGACGTGAGTGGGTTAGGAGGCACCACCAAAATCCCTAAACATCTATTCTATGACTCACCCGAACAATATGAGAAACACCAATTCACTACAGTTTCGCAAAGTGTGAAAGAATCGTGGGTGAATCGGTATATGAAGGCCTTGAATAAAAAACAATAAATATGTGACGGAATGAGTGAATATGTGAGCGAACAAAAACAATATAAAATAATACTATATTATCATATAGTATCATTCAAATGAATATTTTTTTTATCATAAGCGTTATCATTCACACCATTCAAAATAAAAGAATTTCTGTTTTGAAAGATAGTATTCGTCCGGATATGATAACGAATACCGGGAATGATGAACGCTATATATTTTCAAACATCATTGATGATGTCGAACTCGACATTTCCGCTATTCGCATAAATAACTATAAAATGAAATCGATTCGGTTTTTAGAATCTCCCGCCTATACGGAAAATGCCAAATTGCAACATATTCAAGATTTCGCCTCCGACAATTCCGCTTATAAACCATTCTCATGCTGGGAGGGGATTCAAAATGATTTTTTCGAAATGATTTTATTCGGACAATTCATATAATAATTGTATGTGATCATATAAAACTAACTATCCGCAATGTCTTCTAATGCCGCCATTGCCGTTTTTACGGGGAAAATAACCGGAACTGTGAAATTCACAGAAACCGAAGAAGGTATTCTCATCAACATCGATATACAAGGCCTGAAAAAAAATGCACATCACGGGTTTCATGTTCACGAGTATGGGGATGTAAGTAGTGGGTGCGAATCTATGTGCTCACATTTCAATCCATATAACAAATCACATGGTTCGCCAAATTCGAAAGAACGACACGCGGGCGATTTAGGGAATATTTTCACTGATGCGAAAGGTTGCGCGAAATATAGTTTTATAGATAAAGTGGTCAAACTGCGCGGAACAAAAACAAACATTATTGGCCGAGGACTTATTATTCATGCGGATAAAGACGATTGTGGATTAGGAAATAATGCAGAAAGCAAAATAACTGGAAATGCCGGAAAACGCATTGCATGCTCCGTTATTGGATACAGAAAAATATAAAATCTATATTATCTATAAGATATACGAGACAATATGGATTCATTATTATATACGAATTATAATGGTGTTCCGTTGTTAACATATGGACTCATTGGAGTCACTAGTATTGTATTGGCATATGTAACGATTACGGATACCGGAACAAAAAATAGCACAACAGAGGTATCTAGTGCACCTCCCGCAATTGAGTCCCCCCCAATGAGCGAAGAAGAAGAACTCGAGGGTGAATTGTCGCCGTTATCAGAACCCGAAATTAGAGGGGGGAATAAGAGGAAAAAAAATCATAAAAAAAATGCAAAAACAAAGAGGGGAAATAGGAAATAAACACTTTTCATATATGATCCATATATCACATATGAAATACCCCCTTTTTTCCGAAAATGGGTTGTTTGAAGACTGGCTGAAAAATACGCAACCTTCGAGTTATCAATATATTTATTTTTCACTAGGGTCGAAATATAATGAAAATACGTTCCTGCTCAATTTTCCCGAACGCGTTTTACATACAAATGCAGACGCCCAGATGTTCCCCCATTTTTTACGAAACCGTCTTTTCGAAAGCCCGCAACCTAAAATATTGTGCATTTGCGTCGATTCGTTCACTCTCGATGGGTCTATCGGAAAAAACGAAAAAATAGTATCGAAAATATTGGAACCGTATGATCCTATACCATCTTCTCCCTCGGGGCTTCGCCCCGTGGATTTCGTTTTTTATGACACCTTTGCAACCATCCAAATTTTCGAAACATTGATTCAAACTTTTATGAATTGGTTGATGGCTGCGGATTTCCCGCCCTCGCGGTTTATGATTGCGAATTTCATACGGTTTTATCAGCCGAACAATATTGAATGTTTATTGGAAGAAAAACTGCCCCCCGCGATTTTATCTATTCTTCGACATACGAATTACGCGAATTGTTTTTTTCAATGGTTTGGGTATGTGTATACGTCGTATAATTTATTATATCGATATACGAACGAATTTATTATAACCATAGACCGACGATTATTGCAACTGTTCCCCGATACAATGATAGGGGGGTCGGATATAGGAGTGTTTGAGATATATGCGAAAAAAAACCTTTGGCAACAAATCGTGGATTTGCAAAGTCCGTCTTTATCCGACAATATCGCGAATGAAGTATGCGATTTTTTTGATTCCTGAAAAATTGAAATACTTTTATTCAAGTGAACATAGTAAATATTCAAGGGTCTAAAAATGTTCAGCCAAATAAGCAATTTATTTAGTAATATTACGCGCAAATTCAGAGTATCAAGTTCGGCAATTTTCCGCAATGCGCGAATATTTCCAGATGAATATACAGAGTCGAATAATCTTGAAACGCCATCTATTACGCCGATTCCCAGCCCGCGTGATGATGAATTCGCCATTCAATACTATGATGACAATTTAGACAATTTGGAAAAAGGATATATTCAGGTTTTGATAAAATAATGGGGGATAGCCCCGCGGCTAAAATGGGATAGCCGCGGCTAAAATGAGATAGCCCCGCGGCTAAAATGGGATAGTCCCGCAGCTAAAATGAATTGGCGTTATAAATAGTTGAAAAAAAAAGGTTTATCTGCGTGACGTCAGCCCCTACAATAACATCATCTGGTATATGTGTCAAATTCCCCGCCTTATAACATAAAATAACTGGAATACCACCCACCATTCTTCTCGATTTTAAAAAAGCGTAGATTTCGAAATTCTCATCCACGTCAATCATTGCGCATTTGGTTGTTGCAGTCGGCATTTTATTCATCCAATCATTCACGAGTCCTTCTATTTGTTTGCATGGGCCACACCATTCCGCCCCAAATTTAATGATAAAATGTCCCGGGTTTTGCTGTAAGATTTCGGCAAACTCTTTTTTATTCAGTGACGTAATGATTTTCGGCAAAGTTGACATATATGATCATATACAATTCTTACTTTTATACTCTTTCGCCGGGGTATTCACTAACCCACTCTGCAATTGTTTTTTGAACATATATAAAATGATAATATACATTACTAATATATGAGTTGCCAAATGAATAACATTCCCGAAAAGTGCTCACCCGAAATGGCGGAGTTCATATTGACACATATGCAAAATTCGCGGGAATTTGCGATAAAGATAAATAATGAGTGGATACAGATAGGCGAGCTCGAATATAAAATTTCATATACATTTTGCAGTGAACGGATGAATATCATTTATCGCAACCCAAATGAGGTGTCTGCATTATACAATATTTTACATACGTTTTCTATGTAAAAATAATAAAAAGATGGAGAGAATAAGATGGAGAGAATAATTGGCATGAATCCTGATTATTTGATGTATGTTGCATCATTTCTCTATTTATCTTGCTACATACCCGAATTATATGCGAATTATATAAATAAAAATGCGAACATTTACAATATTCCCGAAAAAATAATCATGTTAACCGCCACTTCGTGCGGGTTGTCGTATGGTATCATAATCGAGAATAATGCATTGATTATAAATTATGCGCCTATGTTATTATTGGATGTGGTTGCGCTTTTCATGCGTATTTATTATGCGAATACGATACATCAGGTCATTATGGAGGAAGATGTTATGACATAAAGACAATACAAATATATATCTACGCCTTTTTCGCTATGAAATATATAATTACGTTTTTCCAAACATTTTTCAATCGGTGGACAATGTTCAAAGATATACCAAAACCAAGCGGTAGATGGAAAATAGATTATTGTAATAAAAAACTGAATACGAAAATAGATTTATCCAATGAAGACCATTGTGGTCCATGCGGACAATACGCGAAAACGAAAATAGCTGGAAAATAAGAATTGCATTCCATTTCCATTTCAAATATATAATATCATACAAACAATATAAAGAACAACCAATATATTGTATTGGGGGCGAGGATGCGAAAACCAGGTAAATAATATTCAACACAATTTCTAACATCATAACATATACTAAATCAAAAAACATAGGACCCCGAGCTTCATTAGCATAGTAGGTAGTGCGTCAGGCTGTTAACCTGAAGGTCGATGGTTCGATTCCATCATGAAGCGATACCGAAGTTTCGGTAATTTTTCATATAAATTAAACGTTTATATGAAATATATGAAATATATGAAATAAAAAATTGATTTGCTTTTTTAATTTTATTTTGATGGTATTTACACTCTATACACTATTGAAGAATTAAAATGTCAACCAAAACGAACGAATGCCCGATTTGCATGGAATGCATTGATAATAATTCCATTCAAGGGGGTAGGTCCGGGTGTATTACAAATTGCGGGCATTATTTTCACGAAACATGTATGTATACATGGACGTATTTTCAAAAAAAAGACCATTGCCCATATTGCCGCACATTACTAGACCATGACTTATTGGACCATCAGCACGCTTTGAGGAAATTGATTCGCATGAAACAACGCCAACCGACGAATCCGAAAATCGACGACATATTATTTCGGTTGAAAACCGACCGCAAAAATACACTGGATTGGTTTTGCGGAAAGACTTACACAAAATCCTTATTGTATTCTACTGCGAAACCTCCAAGAGTTCCAGAACAAAGGCCCAAGAGAAAAAACGAAAAAAGACAGAGATTTTGATTTGTTTTTGATTTGTTTTTAGTTTTTAGTTTTTAGTTTTAGTTTTGATTTTTAGTTTTGATTTTTAGTTTTGATTTTGATTTTTAGTTTTGATAAAATAAAATAATAATAAGTTTTTTTGGAGGAAGTCTTTTTTTTCTGAAATTTCATTTTATAGTATTTCGTTTTTCATTTTTTTGGAGGAAGTCTTTTTTTCTGATTTTTCATTTTATAGTATTTCGTTTTTCATTTTTTTGGAGGAGGTCTTTTTTTCTGATTTTTTATTTTATATAGTTTTTCGTTTTTTCATTTTATAGTATTTCGTTTTTCATTTTTTTGGAGGAGGTCTTTTTTTTCTGATTTTTTATTTTATATAGTTTTTCGTTTTTTCATTTTATAGTATTTCGTTTTTCATTTTTTTGGAGGAGGTCTTTTTTTCTGATTTTTCATTTTATAGTTTTTCGTTTTTCATTTTATAGTTTTTCGTTTTTCATTTTTTTGGAGGAAGTCTTTTTTTCTGATTTTTATTTTATAGTTTATTGTTTTTCATTTTTTTGGAGGAGGTCTTTTTTTCTGATTTTCATTTTATAGTTTATAGTTTTTCATTTTTTTGGGGGAGGTCTTTTTTTTCTGAAATTTCATTTTATATTTTTCGGGGAGGGCGGCACCTGGGCCGAAACCCGGCTCGCAACTTGCCCCCGCAACCTTGCATCCCAAAAACACAAAAAAATTTTTTTCTGCCTCGCTTCGCTCGGCAGATGGTAATATACATCATCACAGCAGATGTTGTATATTTCAATACCCCCCATATGGATTCTATTGCAACTTTGCAGAAAAATCAAAAATATATTTTCAAATAACCATCTATATGACATCATCAACAAAATCGCATAATTTAGACATAAAAATGTATTCATTCAAAGAATTACTCGGATTATTTCACCTATCTTACGATTTCAATGAATCCGATTTAAAACGCGCCAAACATCAAACGCTTCACACGCATCCCGATAAATCCGGATTATCCGCCGAATACTTCCACTTCTATTCCCAAGCATACAGTATGGTCCTCAATTACTATATAGAAACCCAGAAAACAAACAAAACTGTCCCTCATACAAATCTCGAATACAGTCCCCTCACCCAAGAAGAGGCAACGGCAATATCGAATAAAAAACAAATCAAATCCTCCATCAAAAAAATGAAACCCGAAGATTTCAACGCAACCTTCAACCGACTTTTCGACCAAAATATGGCGAAACCTCCCGACCCACTAAAGAACGCTTGGTTTTCCAGCGAATCGCCGGAATATGAAATCCCCGACAATGTTACCCAGCAATCTATATCCCACCAAATAGATAAAATCAAAAAACGCGCCAATGCAATGATCCCATACAAAGATTTCAGCGAACTTACCTGCGGAGGTGGGGGAGCAAGTAAATTATATGATCAAAACCCAGAAACCAATACAGATGATGATTATGAATACCGAACAAGTGACCCATTTAGTAAATTGAAATACGATGATTTACGCAAAGTGCATAAAGACCAAACTGTTTTAGCAGTAAGCGAGAGCGACCTTTCTAAAATACGCCAATATGAATCATCGGAACATCTCATGCGAGAACGCTCTGCACAATCCATCATCCCGATTGATAAACAAGCAGCGGAAGCTATCCTACAAATGCGGGAAAAGGAAAATAAGGAGCGTATGTTGGCAAAAGAGCATACCGCAACACTGGAAACGATGAAATATGCCGAAAAAAATAAAGCCGTGGTTGCATCTTTCTTGCAAATAAAATACTGAACCCGCGACTCACCCAACGAACTTCGGGTCTAACCCCAAAATAGCCACATAGTAATCATTTCTCACCATAAATTCGGCTTTCAATAATGGGTTGCATTCACACATACTTACTATCTCCTGCGCCGTGGTTGCCGCCAAATAATCATCCCCCCCCGAAACCCCATAAGACGCAACATACCACATTATCAGGATTTCCATGTATTGGTCATACGGTATCGTTATCATAAAACGTTTGGCGGATTCGACAAGTGCCCCCGCACAATCGAGAACCTCGCGGTTATATTCGAATTGACTGTATTGCTTCAAAATCAAATGAAATATATAATGTATATTCTCCGTTGGCAGCTCGTAATTATTAATAATTTGGCCGTAATCTCCATACGAACGATGAATATCGCCGAAAAATTCGTCCAATATTTCCAAAAAAAACATTTCTTCTGCGTGGCCATACCCCGCCATCGTCGTTTGATGGAATATTTCCAATAATCGGTCAATGATGCGAGCCCCGATATCTTTGCCAAACGTGAAAAAACACCCCGCCATGACCCATTGATATTTGGAATACATCTCATATTTTTTCCCCGGATTTTTGAACCGCTTATCCAATACATTTATCACGTGTATGTGGAATTTATCCGCCTTTGTAAAATCTATCGCCCGAAGTATTTTCTCCGGACGATAATTCTCGCATATTTTGATATGTTGACTATTATTCGGCAGTTTCAAATTCGAATCTATCCATCCAAATCGGTCGTGTCCAAACGGATTTATCGCCATGGCCTCTTTTAAAAAAAAGAATTTGGCACAACACAGCAAATGGGATTCAGCACACGTCCGGGAATCGCGTGTTGGCCAATAATGTTCCCGATTTTCCCGCACTTTATCCAAATACACCGTGGTTTCCAAATTTTCATATTCGCGCTGGATATATAGTGTCATGTCATCTAACCCAAACCCACTACGCCGCGTTTTGAGTATGGGTATGGTCGCGCTATCGCCGAAAATAACGAGATAGCACGGAAGGCTCAGCAAAATATCGAATGATTCTTTAAACTCGTCAATCGAACGGCAACCTCCGTTAAATCGCGTTAAATCAAAACAAGACGTAACAAGTGTTACGGAGGGGGGGAACATGGATAATTGTATAGGATCAAAAACGTTTATATTATTTTCCAGACTATACCATTGCATTATTTTTGTTCAATCGCAAAGGTTGCCAAAATAGTTTCCAGATGGGCAATGCGTTTTTCCAATTCGGTTATTCTGTCCGGTGTTTCCGAGGTCAACGCAATGGATTGTATAGGATCATGAATCGAATCACCGATTGACAATTTCAGCGGGGGTTTTACCGGTGGCTGTATTGCGGGTGCAATTGGAGGAGCAAATTGTATTATATCTAATTCGCGTTGTCTCAATTGCTCTTTAATTAATTCTTCCATGTTTTCAATTATTCTATCCTCCTTTATCTCGGTGAAATCTAGTTCGGGGACGAGAGGCCGTTGATTCATAGATTCAAATTCTTTCTGTTTTGTCATATACATTAGTTGAAAGGCTTCGCCTTTTGCTTGGCTTGCACTTTTTACGGGTTCGGTTATGATTGAATTTGTAAGCATCGATTGTGGCGGCGGTTGTTGTTTCGATACATCAATCCCAAATCTCACATTTTTGCCGCCGTCGATGGCCGGTTTCGATGCTGCGTGCAAATCTTTTACCATAAATGCAATTACATCGCGATTCATTCGGGCCAGTGATTCCGGATTGGTTATTTCCGGTGTTTTCAAATGAAATGATTCGACCGTTTTTTTGAACCATTCCATTCGAACATTGGGGGGGAATGTTTTAAAGACGGTGTCTACTAATGGCGTCTTATGTATTGTCTTCCATAATAAATCTTGATTTTCTTTGGCAATAAACAAAGACATCAATATTAGAATCATGGAATATTATTTCTATATTTTATTGTAAACATAATAAAAAGACCACGTAATATACTTTATTTGACATGGAATCGAATTTATCTGATAAAGTGCGTTATGAAAAGGTCTTTGCAAAATATCTGGAATGTTTGAAAACGGATTTAGACAAGGACAAAAAGTGCCAAAAAATAGTTGCGCAAATCCACGAATTATTCAACCGGGTTTCGCAAAGTGAGGATAATGCGCGTAAATAGTATAAAGATTTTTTGGGGAATTATTGTATTTGAGATTGAATGCAACCAAACCCTATTATTTTGATTGGCGGTTTAGGGACAAATACGTATTATATGAAGCATTTTTGCGATTTTATATTACAATATAAAAAAGAAATTCCCCAAATTCACAGTTTTCCGCTTCTCCACGGCAAAACGATAGACGAAGAAGTCGCCGAAATATTATCGAATTTAGGAAAATCCGACGAAGAATATACATATAATATCATCGGATTCTCAGCGGGATGTTCGGTTGCATTAGCATTGGCAAAAAACATTCAGGCCGATAAAATCATTTTATGCAACCCGGCAGATATACGACACCGATTTTATCCGGGGGCTGTAGATGCAATACATGATTATTCGGAATCATTGAAAGACGACTATTCGCCGTCCAGCATTTTCCCGTCATTTTGGTTCATCTTTTTTTGTGTATTAGGTATTATATGGGATTTATTACGACAACTTAATATGACGGGAACAACCATGTGGTTATATTATCAAGTATTTGGAAAGAGAAACTATGAATCCATTTATACGGAATTGGAGAAAAACACCAAATTATTTGACGAACCTTTTGAAAAAATAGCAAAAACGATTACGGAATGTGTGGTGAAACCCGATTTATCAGAATTGGCGAAACCGTGGGAGGAGTTGGTAAATAAAGTTCATGTAGTATATGGAACATATGATGCATATATTACATATATTATTAAATTAAAGGCGGAATGGGCGAAAACGAATATTATATTTCACGAACTGAAGGGGTCGCATAATATGATTAATTTAAACCCCGAAATGGTTGCACAAAGTGTGTATGGGATATTATACTAATACTTTACTTGGAATTGGTCCACTGCTGCATGATTGGTGATATTTTATATAATAAATGTATTATATAAAATTAAATACGCCAAATAAAGGGTTACCTTGATATGTTTATTTTTCCGTTTCAATCATGAATTCTTTTTTGTAAAATGGGGTTACAACGCCATTATTCATGCCGTATTGAATAGTTGCAATTAATTCGTCCACATCGGTAATTGAGTTTAATATATTTTTCAATGCGTTGCCTTGTGTTACGGTTAATATGATTTTTCCTAAAATATTTTTGGGTGGGTTTTTCAATTTGCTTAAAAAACTATTAAAAAACGAAATGGTAACCGTTTTCGTGTTTGGTTTAAACATTTCAATATCATTGTTTTTAACGGCGTCTATCTCTTTTTTAATGTCTGCATATTTAAGAGTTGGCGGTCCTGGCTTGGTGGCTGCCGTGCCGGGGTCCGATACCCTCTTATTATTTATTTCGTCTAATATCTTCAAATAATCTTCAATGTTTTCAGTTAAATATTTAATACTTTCCATTTTATCGTCGTCATTATTAAATGTATCAGTTCCCTCCTTAAGTTGTGTTAATTTATCAAGATTTTCTTCCATTTTAACTACAATTTCAACGCAATTTATCGGGGTTTTATTTTCTACTGTAATATTGTTCTTTATAATATAGTTCATATCTCCTTCTCCAGATTTCGTATTAGCGTTTAGCTTATCCAAGACAGTTGCCAAGCTAGTTGACATTGTATATCCCCCTACTAATCTTCGCTTTACCCGTTTTGTTTTCCGTTTTTTCGCCGTTTTTCTTTTATATTTCGACGTTGTTCTCATTCATTTATTTATATAATAGTCATATAAATAAACATTCTACTATCTTCCATTTTCATTTCTTCGATGGGGTATACCTTTTTGGGGCGCAACCTTTTTAGGTAAAGGGTTGAAATAAAGGTCGCGATAATCACTAACTACTTTATCTGGTATCTTTTTTTTCAAAAAAAGGCGGATGCGTTCTTTCATCGGCATTATATTTTCGCCCGTGAATTTTGTTTTTCCAGTGAGCATTGTAATAATGAAAAAAAGAGAATACATTCCGCATTCGGTTGAACTATATTGATGCCGGAATTTGCCATTATTATACAATTTTAACGGGAATTTTAGCTTATTCATGTATTTAACTGTATTAGTAGAATTATTTAAGACGTAAGATATGGGTAATGATTTAGAATGTTTTTTTATAGGACGTGACGTTTTATACGAGTGAAGGTTCGAATTGGACCGACCAGAAAAGGCGGTATTCAACTCATTCCTGGTATCTGATCTTTGAACGTATGAATTCGTATTTGAAATATTCAACGAATCACTTTCCTTAATTAATCGATTCACTAATTTGCGAATCTCATTGGGTAATCCGCCCGCCGAACTATCAAAAAAGAATATAACCCCTTCAGTCATATCAATGAAAAGAGAAACCCAGTGTGAACCGTCTTCCGTGTGTTTGTCTAAATTAAATATCACCCCTATTTTCGTTTTTTTTTTATCAAGCAATGATTTCAATGAAATTTTACACAGTTCTTCCTCTACACAATTCCCATCCATAGTTTTCGGTTTTGCGTCAAAATCAATTGTGGTAGGACCGATGAATTCAAACTCAGGATAAGTTTCTTCGTATTGTCGAATCACGTGAAATATATCATAATTCGACAACCATTCATTTGGATTATCTTGCCAATCAGCCGGCTGATTTGGGGCAAATATGGCTTGTTGGATTTTATTCCTTTCAACCGGGTCTTTTATTACGTTTAACCAACAAACTTCATCACTGCAATTAATTAGGTGGTCATGTAAGCTCTGCCATATTTCCCGCGGGTCGGTAGACGTGATTTTTTTATCTGGATAAATGCGATTAAAATTCGTCTTAATATTTATTAATACATTTGGCGTAAAACAACTCCCGCGAATGGTCGTTTTCCCATTAACCGCAGGACTGCAATTGAGTGATTTTATTCGGCGAGTTATTCTGGTTTTTGCTTCAGATTTTTGAACCGGTATAACTTCGACTTTTTTTTGAGTTTTTCGTTGAAAAGGATGTTTTTCCCCTCTCCCTTTCATTTTCGTTTTCCGGATTTGAAACATACATACTATATCTGTAGTTTTTTTGTTTTACAATCTTTTATAATCTTTTTGACACTCTTTCTTTACCCCAAAAAGACCGCATATTATTTGTCATTTTCTCGTCGCTCTTTTCATCTCGGTCTTCGCCGTGATATATTCTTTCATCTTCCACGGGGGGAGAATTCATTTTATCGGGGAATAATGTTTCATCTTCATCGGACGAGTCTTCGAAATCTTTCATTTCAAAATAACGTATCATTGTTTTTGTGAATTGAATAAATATTTCATTGACTTCTAAATTGAATGATGTATCTGGGTCAGATAAATATGCTTTTGTAGCCGTTAGAATCCGGGTTTTGTATTTTTCAAGGTTGCTTAAATAATCTAAAGCCTCGTTATGTCGTATAGGATCAACAGATGCAATGTATTTTTTATAATGCGTGCGATTTGTCATAAGTTCTAGCGTAAGTCGGTCGATTGATTCCATATCGGAGATTGTAATATATATGATCATATACAATTATTTTATTCGACTTCTACTGCAATAGTATTGATATTGCTCGTTTTGTGGGTTACAACAGTAAAGGATTATTTTTGCGCGTTTTTGCCATTTTTTTCATTTCTAATTCTTGTTTTTTTCGAGTGGCTTTTACTATTCGCAATTCATCTCTCATGACTTTTTCATCTGCTTTTTTTTTATCTCTGATAAGGCGTTCTTCGGCTTTTTTTGCGAGAGCAGCCGTCTTTTCTTCGGCTTTTTTCGCCAGAGCAGCCGTCTTTTCTTCGGCTTTTTTCGCCAGAGCAGCCGCCTTTTCTTCGGCCTTTTTTGCGAGAGCAGCCGCCTTTTCTTCGGCTTTTTTTGCGAGAGCAGCCGCCTTTTCTTCGGTTTTTTTTGCCAGAGCAGCCGCCTTTTCTTCTTTTTGGGCGGTTTGTATAATTTGGTCTTCGTCAACCTCGTGCTCCATTTTTTCTTTATATTCGGTTATTAAATTGTCGATTGTATCGTCATTATACGAAAGTTGCCCTTTTTTCCGCAATATCTCATTCATGTTCATCTTCACTTTTTTCAATCCGTCGCGGTATTTCCTCTCATGCGCCATTTGTTTCTTCAATGTTTTACGAATATTGGCGATTTTTATTTTCCGCTCTTTTTCTATGTTCTGAATTGCCGTTTTATTAGTTCCAATATCGGCATTTGTTTTTATAGTAAAAGCTCGACTACTTTTGCGGAAATTCTTATTTTCTTGTGCAATGGTAATTCGAACCACATTTCGTTCTAAGTCCGACAGAGTGGAGTCTCGCAATAAATTTTTCATGAAATTCATCCGTTTTTTGTATATTTCTTTCATCAGTTTCAAATTCGTCTCCGACATTTTAATTTGCGCTTGTATGGAATTTATTTGTTCCGTCATCCTTAAAAACTCGGGGTTTGTTGAAATATACTCATTAAATTCGCTTTCGTCTTGAATGCGCTTTCCGCAAACCTTCCTCAATGTGTAAAATACCCCATTTTTATAATTGTTAAACCCGACGTCTTGGTCGGTCATATGTTTGCGAACACTCGCGAGTCGTTGGGTTTTTATCTCTTTCAGCTCCGTATATTTTTCCCCCAATAATTTCGTATAATTCTTTATTTTATCCACTTCTGCTTTCACCCTTTCGACCAATTCTTTCACATTTCGCTTCACTATTTTTACGCATGATTTTCTGTCATCTTTTGACTCGCATTTTTCAAGCAAATATCCGAATTTGGATGCATTTATTTTGGAAAGGTCGTTCTTCAAGCGCGAGTTTACGTTGTCTATGGTCGATTTAAGTAATTGTATATTTCCAATTGATTCTTCGCGCACGAGCTGACGGTCATATTTTCCAATATCTGTTACATTGGAAATAATGGGGACATTGATATGATGAATAATAGGTTGCGCAAATTGTCGAGCATCTTTCTCGCGATTCAAATAACTCACGTGTCCGGCAATTACATCCAAATATTGCATTCGACCCATTTCCGTAAATTCGCCAGATTCGTTCAAATAAGTATCCGCGAATGCTTCGAACGTGGAAGGTATTTGTTCATCCATAGGTTTACACAAATTAACCAATTGCACAATTTCCAACGGGTTTTCTGTTATAGGTGTGGCGGTCATCAAAAGTAATCGCACCGAATTCGCCCCGGAAATCGCGTAAGACCGTATTAATGCTTCGTGGAATGCCGCCATATCGGGACGTTCAATCGAAGACAAATCTCCGCCGCCATATAATTTATGCGCTTCGTCGATAATGAGGAGGGTTTTGCGCAATGGGTCTTCTTCCCCATTTTCTTTAACAAGTCGTTTATAATAGTCATTCTGCTTGGAAACGAGGTTGCTGAATTGTTTATATGATATAGGTCGAATACGCCATGATTTCGATAGGGTTCGCATTTGCTGTTGCGGGTCAGTGGGGAATATCTCGTTTTGCTCGATTTTCCGGCGAATAGATTCATTGCATACTTGAGAAAACATGTTTTTCCATATGTCATTTTTCAGCGTCGTGCGTGTGACCCATAATATTGTATATCCTTCATCCTCAAATGCGGATGACGCGGCTGCAATCGCAGAACATGTTTTGCCCGTTCCGACCGAATGCCACAAAAGGATTCCTTTTACCGGGCAATTAGGAGTGAAATAATGTTTAATGAAATTCTGAGTAGGAGTGTATTTGATCAACGTCGGTGCATTCGTTCCTCCCTTGATTTGTTCGGGTGCGGGTGAGGTAGTCTTCTCGGGTTCACTGCATTGATTTTCCATTTTAACGATATCCCATTTGAATTCCCAAAAATGATTTCGGATGTAATTTCGCATTGAATCATAATCAATCTGTATTCTCCTTTCGGAAACCCAACCCGTGCCAATGGGGGAAGATAAGATAGGATTTATTTTTTCCGTTCGTTTAAGAATGAATCTGTCCTTTTCTTTTTTGTATTCGCCTTTTTTGTATTTTCTTAAATCGACAAATCCTATATTTTGAGCGATTTCTTGAATCCTCTGTATTTTGTTTGGAGAAAGAGGTGAAACGGGGGAAATTGCCTTTTTTTTGGTTTGCCTTTTCCGTTTCGTAGCCACGTCGCCACCGCTACTGCTACTGCCACCGCTACCGCCATAAACACCATCTTCTCCGGGTTCCCCGTTTTCAAAATCAATCGAAAAATTGTGTATATTTTGATTCAGTTCATAATCTACACTGCCAAATACGGTCAATTTCTCTATCTCATTCATCAGATTTATCAATCGCACATCCACATTCATGGATTTCATGTATAGTTCAAACGCCGTTTTAGATCCCATAAAATTATTTTTCAAATTTTCCGGAATACTTAGATCATATACAAATACATGAATTGGCCAACCCATTTTCGGATGAAAATTCAACCCTTTTTGTCCACATGTTCGTGTTCCGCGGCCGATGACTTGTTTTTGGTCGGCCGAATTGACGGATGGTTCGAAAATGTGGATATATTTTATATCAAATAAATCGATACCTTCTTTGAACCCGCTGTCTAATATAATAATTCTAGCCAAATCGCCATATACATTATCATCGCGTTTATTGAAAGTCGTCAAAATTGTTTTTTTCATTTTTACACTAATGGGTTTTCCGTATACACTCGTGGAAGTTAGGAGATAGAAATTGTTGGTTTTTGTTGCGAGAAGTTCTGAATCATTATATAATATCATTGGGCCATATTTGGTGGGTTTATTTTCTTCTTCCTCTTCCTCCTCTTCTTCCTCCTCTTCCTCCTCTTCCTCTTCAGATTCGCCCAAATTGGAGGAGAGCGATTCCGTAGGTTGACCTAATGGTTTAGCACTATATCCCAATTTCATTCCTTTCGCGATAAGTGCGGATGCAATCATTTTCGCCCCATAAGGAGCAGATTTCAAATCGGAAAAAATGAAATGTTTGAATTTTTTGCCATATTTTGTTTGGTCATGATTGTCCAATTCGTGTATTTTCGATAGAAGGGCAGACAATTTTGGCGAATGGGTTGGCAAAACTCGCAGAAGTTGTTTTGGAAGAAATTTTTCATTGTCAAACCGATATTTTGTATATGCTTTACTCCAATTCGATTTTTGGCGAATACATTTTGGGTCAAATTGAACGAACGATTTTACACTTAATTTTTTTTCCAAATCTTCTAACTGGAGAACTTCTAAATTTATTTTTTTATAATTAGAATCCATGGTAATATATTATATATATTTATAATATTTGACAGATGGAGAGATGGACAGATGGATTTAATGAAGGGAAGTAATAATTTAGATTTTGTTCACTTTCCAACAATAACCGCATTGTCATATAAAATTGATTCTATATGACAATACGGTGTAATATAGAAAAATCATGTTCTGTTGCTATTCTTCTACCGCAAAATCCGTCCGTAATGTTCAAGAAGACCCTCTCGATATAAGCATACATAATCCGAACGACCATAGTAATAGTTTTGGAGATGATTCTTATTTGACAAGTGTTACATATGAAGATACGGTTCATTATGTTCATACAATACATAAAGGTAAAGTAATCAAGGTATATGACGGAGATACCATTACCGTGGCGTCAAAACTATTATATTTCGCCGATTCTCCAATATACCGATTCCCAGTAAGACTACGAGGAATCGATTCCCCGGAGATGAAAACAAAATCCCCGGTAGAAAAAGAATTGGCGAAAAAAGCACAAAAAGCCCTCTCTGAACTCATCTTTGGAAAAATAGTGTATTTGACCGATGTGGGAATGGATAAATATGGCCGTGTTCTTGCGAATGTGTATTTGGACCAAATCAATTTGAGCCAATGGATGCTGGATAATGGACACGCAGTCCAATACAACGGTGGGACTAAAAATATACCCGGTGAATGGAAGAAAATATAGATTTGTAATAAAGAGTCCTCTACCATTTTGTTTACATATATAATTTACAATCCGCTGTTTTTTTTCGTCATTATGACAACACCCTTTACCTAATTTAGAAAAGTGACCATTTTTGTAGAGGACTGAGTTATAGTTATTACACCCATTTCAATAAACATTTATATGTTGTATATAATATATAATGGTTTTAGTAAATCAAAATTATTTGACAGATGGCGGTCTTTTAGGAGGTAAAATGTTTCAAGGTATTTCGCCCAAACAAACAATCACAAATTATAAATCTAGCGAAGAAACACTTCTGAGAAAAGTATTGGTCAAAAGTTGGAATGGGCAATACGCATCGGGTATAGTAAACGGCATGAATCGCGTCACAACTCCTTTCCGTGCAGTCAACAATTTGGGCGATTTTTTAGCCAGGCCCAATTATCTTTGCGGTGGACCAAATCAAATAAACAAATCTCGTTCGTTTTACCAAGGCCGCATAGGTTCGATCATAAACAATTGCGACGGTTCCGGAATCCCGGCATCTTCATGTAATGTCAAATTCGTATCTGATTCGTCGGATTATACCAAATTCCGCAAACAACGCGCATGCATGAAAAATTACAACGACCCCTCTTTCGGTGGAGACCAGAGCCATGCATCATATGAAGCATTTCTAAGAGTGAAAATCTGAACGGGTCTAAGGGTCGTCCTATGTTTTTCTATTACATGTATATATATTATAATACATGTCATATTTCAAATTCAATCTCGGAAATGCGCAACCCCGACATTCCCAAGTCTTCGTGCTAGAAAGTCAGCAGAATGCCGTATTGACTAGTAAAGACGCAATGCCGGCGAAGGATATCAATTCCACTGGCGACAGCGGGTTTTCAATGGACCGACATAGATATATTCGCACACATCAAACGGTGAATCAACCGCCCCTCTCTGCAGTTGAGCAATACGATTCGGGTATTCTATTTGACCATATAGGTAAGCGAACCGTATCAGTAATAAATACGGCAACAACCGATAAAAATGGTTCGAAGAAATGGTATGGAAATCGCGATGCTTCGCAAATCGTTGCGAATCGCCGGTCGGGTTCTATCGGCAAAACTTCGCTCAATGCCGCGGGAACACCATTGTCATTCATGACGAAAACCGACAAAAACGTCGTAAGAGAAGCATTAAAACGCACTAGATGTGGAGGCGCATCGACACCTGCAAAATGTAATCATAATTATAACAATGCCCCCGTTTTCTATTAAACCCTTGGACCGAGGTTTGAATCATTTTTTCGCCATAGTAGTGTATAAGATCCATGTTCAACAAATATTTAGCCGAATTCACAGGAACCTTGTTTCTCGTCTATATTATTTTAGCTACGGGCAACCCATTAGCAATTGGCGCAGCATTAGCATTTGCGATTCTTCTAACTTCCAATATATCTGGCGGTCACATTAACCCCGCCGTATCGATTGTTATGGCATCGTATGGCAAATTAGATACGGGAGACCTTATACCTTACATATTAGCCCAAGTTTTCGGCGGATTGGTCGCATTGGAAATATACAAACGTTACAAATTATAATTATGCCGATTATGCCTTCGATTTCTGTATCATACGAAAAAGAATTAGAAGACCAATCACGGTAAGACACCCCACGTAAATTTGCTCGGTTTTATTACGGATAAAATACGGACTGTCTTCGCGTTTTGCCGGTTTTTCGATGCGCAACGGATATTCCACATAATAAGGCGAAGCAACTATACCGGCATCGCTACCGTCGTCAACGAGAGGGAAATACCCGTCCCCCTGTATATTCGGCTGAAAAACCACATTCAGTTCTTCCGACGCATTACTCGTAAATGACTCTTGTCTAAGGTTTGACGTGGCGAATCCTTCTAAAGTCATTTTGTTTTTTGTATATGATAGATATACAAAAAATAGCATAGAAGCAATACGCTTTTATCATATATCATTAATTAAATATGCATATATTTCTAAATCACCCGGATAAAATACCCAATGCAAAATGCATTGGAATAAATATGCAAATCATTTCAGAAGAAATCCGCACAAATGAGCCGACTACTTCTATTCAACCCGAAATCATAGTAATATTCAGCGGCGAGCTTTATAACGCGGAGGCGTTAGCCGACCAAATAAATAGTGTATATGATCCTCAAAATCCATTCTTTATTGAAAATCTTATACGCAACCTTTATTGTTTGTATGGGATAGAGCACACCGTTCGCATTTTAGATGGCGCATTTTCTCTAGTCATTTTCAATATGAATGTAACAGACCAGATATCGAAAATCTATTTCGCCCGCGATTTTTTCGGAATGGCGCCTCTTTATCTCTCTTACGGCGTTGGTAATATACCTAAATTCGCGATTTCAACCGTGGCCGAATTGCCCGAAAGTGTAAGGGATGTATATGTCAAATCCGAAGAATTTACGGCGGGAACATACGCAGAATACGAGTTTTGCTTCATGGTGAATTCATTATGGGAATTCAATTATATGGAATCGTATTTCCAATTCCCATTATCTGCCATGAGTAACGCAAACCCCGGTTCGGTGATGCATATGGCTAAAATCGCGAATCAATTATTAGACCAATATTTCGCAGAATCATGCCGGAAAATAGTTGCGTTGGAAAAATCGGGGGAAACGATTATCAATTGCATTGTCGATTCTAAAATACAAACCGAGAAAATGATAAAAACACTCCGCGAGTTATTTCCCAATGCCATTATCCGCGGATATGGCATAACAACCACACCTGCAAGCATGAAAAACGTGTTTGAATATATGAAATTATATAACTGCGATTATTTTGTATTTGACAATTGGGAGAAAGTTGCGCAAGACATTGAAATGCGGAATGCGCAAAAATCCGTGGTATTTACAAATTACGGCATCGATTTATTATTTGAAAAACACGATAAAAATCTCATACAAAATGATAAAGAGTTGAGATATACACTTTTGCGGATTCCCGCGTATTTTCGGGAATGGGCATTTCATTTGTCCTATAAAATCAATTTGAAAAACCCGTTTTTCGACAGAGAATGGATGCAATTGTATATGTCACTTTCAGTAGATGTGAAAAAAAATCTATTCACACCGACTTAATTTTACGCGATGTTTTGCTATTTTTATTTCTATATGACCGGGATTTTGTTCGAGTAAACTTACTTGGTAAAGAACGCGCGATTAAATAAGATTTCGCAGATTTTGGCGAATTCGGCGAATTCGCCGAATAAATAAAAGGACGCATGAGCCGTCTTACTATCGGCAAAAGACTTCTATACAAATTATCTTCCCCTATTCTCGGGTCTTCAATGATAATACTGGATAAATTTTGGCTCAATATTTTTATGTTTGACGGCTTCATATTCGGGCTTTGTATTTCCCGTAAATACTCTTTTATTCGAGACTCTATATTTTCGGGTTGTATAAAATTTTTTCTCGACGATTGGTTTAAAAAATGTATATATTGCATTTGCTTGTAAAGAAAAATGTCATTTCGATTGAATTTAGTTTGCAACTGTTTCGTCTGTTCTTCGTCCATATGCCATGTGGATGCGTATCTATCTTTCACCTCTTTATATACTACCTCTTCCTTCTCCTCTTTTTTATTCCAACGTCTTTTATCTATTTTCTCGATTAACCCTTTCGGACAACTTGTCGTTTTTCGAGTAAAACACATATACCAAAAATCGTGTGCTTCCAATAATACCAATAATTCTTTTACTTTTTCAGTTGGAAATAGGAATTCGATTGAAAAGGTCGAATCGTCTAGATTTGTGCTATAATACGTATATACATAGTCATTTAATTGGTATAATTCTTGAATCGCGGGTTCATCCTCCGATAATTCTAAATCATTCGGCAATTGTCCGGTTATTTTTTTCCGGCCAATATCCAATAAATTCAAATACTCTTTTGGAAAATTGTCCATTGTTTTATATAATATAATAGTCGATTTATATTATATACGCATACTCTAAAAATCCGCACCAAATTCGAATACGTCTTTGTCGACCGTCTTGTTCGCCAATGCATATTCCGCATTTGTTCTCTCGAAAAAATTGACTTTCGATTCAATACTGATGAGCTCCATAAAATCGAACGGATTTTGCGCATTGTATATTTTTTCATAGCCCAGTTGCAAGCATAATCGATCCGCAACAAACTCAATATATTGGGTCATTAATGTTGCGTTCATACCAATCATGCGGCACGGAATCGCTTCCGTAATAAATTCCTTCTCTATATCCACAGCCTCCGTAATAATCTCAGTGATGCGTTTTTTGTGCAACTTCTTTTGGAGTTTGGTATATAACAAAACGGCGAATTCGGTGTGCAATGCTTCATCGCGCGAAATCAATTCATTGGAAAAAGTGAGCCCCGGCATTAGTCCGCGTTTTTTGATCCAATAAATAGATGCGAAAGACGACGAGAAAAAAATGCCTTCAACACATGCAAACGCGACTAACCGCGCCGAAAAAGAAGAGCGATTGTCGGCAATCCATTTTTTTGCCCAATCTGCCTTTTTTTTAATGCAGGGATAATTGTCAATTGCATTAAATAATTTCGCTTTTTCATCGGCGTCTTTTATGTATGTATCAATAAGTATGCTATACATCTCATTATGTATCGATTCCATCGCAATTTGGAATCCATAAAATGCACGCGCTTCGGATAATTGAACATCACCCATAAATCGCGCGGCTAAATTATCTTGAACAATTCCATCCGACCCGGCAAAAAATGCCAACACCATACTAATAAAATGTTTCTCGTCGCTTGTTAGCTTCTTCCAATCCGCAATGTCTTGCGATAATCCGACTTCTTCTGCTCTCCAGAAACAGTCGACTTGTTTTTTATACATTTTCCATATTGTATCATCTTGGATTGGGAACATTACATAACGAGATTCATTTGGTGTGAGTATAGGGTCATTCAAGATAAGTTCTGCCATTGTTTGTATATTATAATGCATATATTTTAAGTCATTTTTATGAAAAGTCATATACTCATTTTACAAAATCAGTATTTCTAAACATTGTAGAATTGTAAAATCTGTATTCTAAAATCTGTATTCTAAAATCTGTATAATTCTAAAATATACAGAAAATATACAAATATATATATATAGAACTTCAGTCCCATGTCCGGATTATGCATATACAAAGACATGATCGGTAAACCAAACGAAGGAACACGCGCAAAATATCGTATATTTAAAGGCGTAATAAGTGCCGACGGAATTGCGGTAATAGATACATTCGTAACCATTTTATTTGGCGTGTTATTTTCATATTTCACCGGATTTTCGCTATGGCGAGTATTGTTGTTTCTTCTCCTTTTGGAAATAGTATCACATCGACTATTTTGTGTGAGAACGGGGATTGACCGTTTCCTTTTCCCCGAATGAATTAGAAAAACTGGAACCTTGGAACCTTGGAACCTTGGAACCTTGGACCCCCGATAAAAATATGAACGAGTATTATATATGTCAAAAAACAATAAACATATACAATTATCCCAATGCATAATATGCAAAGAGGAAATTTGTATATGTATTGCAAAACACAAAGGAAAAAATAATCGAAAACCGCGAAAACAGAATCATAAAGAATTATTAAATATGTATTTTGCAGATGCGCATACAGAAACGTCAGATACGCCCTCTTTAGACAAATCTAGTTCTTCTATATCGACACGAGGTTATCTTTCGCCCCGCGAAAAATCGGAGATTCAAATGAAGATTTTGAAACCGAAGAACCGGCACCAAGAAGAATATTACAAAATATTGCAAAATCCGATGAAAAAAATCGTGGTCGTTACCGGACCTGCCGGGACGGGGAAAACCATGTATGCTGCATCAGTGGGGTGTTTTCATTTCTTAACCGGCAAATGCGACAAACTGATTTTCACGCGACCCTCCGTTTCCGTGGATGAAGACCTCGGATATCTACCTGGAACATTAGAAGAGAAGATGGCGCCTTGGATACGTCCTATATATGATGTTCTATATCAATTTATATCGCCACATGAAGTGCTGCAATATATTGAAGACAAAATCATCGAAATTGCGCCACTCGGATATATGCGTGGGCGAACATTCAAAAATGCATGGATAGTCGCCGATGAAATGCAGAATTCGACGATTTCACAAATGAAAATGCTAATGACGCGCATAGGAGAGAATAGTCGGATTATCATTACGGGGGATTTAGAACAATATGACCGTCAAAATGAGATCAACGGCATGGAAGATTTTTTATCAAAATTCAAAGGCAAACGGTCAGATAGCATCGACAGCTTCCAATTCGAACATTCGGACATCCAACGCGAAGAAGTGGTAAAAGAAGTATTGGAAATTTATGCGTCTGAAATTATTTGCCCCGAAACTTAACCGGCCAATCGGAATGGTTGTGCGTCGTAGTTGTTTTTCTATAAAAATATCCAACTATAAACTATATGGCAAAATCATACTTGAAAAAAATGCAAAATATTTTAGATTCAAAAGAAAGTTCAAGTTTATTACATAATAGATTTGTTCTTTATTTTATTTTTACAATTGCATTGCTCGATATCTTTTATTTGATTAATTTGAAAGATTACACTTTTAGTAGCATTTTTGTTATTATCGGATTTTTAACCTCCTTCTTCAGCAAAAATATGATTGTTATTTTATGTATTGCCATGTCTATAACACATATTTTGAAATTCGGCACTCAAGGAACATTGGAAGGGTTTGAAGGAGATGAAGGAGATGAAGGAGACGAAAAAGCAGATACAAAACAACAATCGAACACTGAAAAAAACGACGACAAAAAGATTACTATAACTGATAATAGCGGAAACAAAACCGTATCAGTGATAAAAGACCCCGGTTCAACGGATGTAATAGCCGGTTCTAATCCTACGCAAGATGCGAGAGACGCAGCAAAAAGCGGGTTTGCCACCAAAAATCAAGGGAAAGATGGTGTATATGTCACCGATGAAGATAAAAATGTGAACACCGTGTATGCCGAAGAAAAATTATTAGAAAACCAGAAAAAATTAATGAAAAAATTGGACAAATATCGACCACTTTTAGATACAATGAACAATATTTCAAAAACATTGGCGATTTATAAAGGCTCAGACCAAATAAACGAAATTGCTTAAAGAGTGGTTGTTTTTTTTTGAAAAAATAAATACTATTATTATATCTTATGGACATAGTAGCAGAATTAGAAGGAGCAATTGCAGATACGACAGGAGCAATTGCAGATGCTGCGGGAGCAACATCTAATGTTCAAGGCGCAATATCTAATAGCCAAACCGCACTTACAGTTTCAAGTCAATTCGCAATGATGGCGAAAAATCTGGTAACAACGATGAAAATGTTTGCCTTTGCGGCGAAGGTTGCCATTATCGGCACCACTATATCCGTGTTTTTTAAATGGATAATGGATATGGTACTAAAAATACCAGACATTGTAACATGGTGCTCTATCGCGTTCACATGTGGTATTAAAAAAATATTCAACCTACCTCAATGTTTTTTATGGTATTTTATAGAAATGTTTTGTTGGGTCATATATCTACCCTTTCGACTTATCTTTTGGATTATTGATGGGTTGACGGGGTCGTGTATTGTGAAAATGGAACACGATTTATGGTGTTATTTAGACGATTTAGATAAAATGTTGTATGAGAAATATGAATTTCATATCATACACTATCAAGACCAAATAATGAAGCAATGTTATTCGTGTCAAATACCTAAATTTCCGGTATTACCGGATTTTCCTAAGAGTTCAATAAATAATATACAAAAGATATTCGATAATCCATTTATATAATAGTTTATAATGAATAATATAGAACATTATAGTAGAAATGTCAACATTCAGACTTCCCAATAAAAGGATTCCGCGCGGTCAATCGTTTTTGGAAAAAATCGTTTACGCCGGATTTTTTATAGGGTTTATTTTGATTGCGTATTTATATTATTTATATCAACAAAATATGCGGAAAAATCAATATACACAAGATATTCCTCTTCCGTATCCGCAAAATCCCCCCGTGATGGTTGCGATTTCAACGCGCAATAGCCCGGAATACGACGGTCCACCATTGAGGAATGATGGTGTATTTTTCCCAAAAGATTCGACCGATATTCGAGGTGGAATACCATTGGCAAATGTGCCGATTGCGATGAATAGGATAGGAATACCAATCAATCAAGAGACAAGGGGGTATGCAACGGATTATTCTCAAGTAGGAATTTTAACTCGAATAGATAATGATTCGAAAAATGACAAAATGATTCTGCCATTTATGGGAAGGAGAGTTATGAGTCGCCCCGAAAAATGGCAGTATTATACAACATCAAATACGGGACAGGTAAACACACGATTACCCGTGAAATTTAACGGGAAAAGCTGCACGAGTGAGCAAGGTTGCGATTTCATAAATTCGGGGGATATTATTTTTGTAGAAGGATATAATGAGAAGTTTCGCGCAACTATTTATGAGAATAATGTGTTTCGTTATATTCCTTATATTTAGCAATTTTTTGTATAATATTAAATAAAGTATGCATTCGGAACACGACGCCGAAGAAATCATGCATAACGGTGCTACCCAAATTATAAAAATGATAGACGCAGAATTAACAAATTCGGATGGATTAAAGCAAAAAATAAAAGTATATATGAATACCAAAAAGGTGGAAAAATTCATAACTCATTATCTAATGTATTTGAATAATATTGGGTTTTATAGTGGCACTCCTGAAAATATTCCCGCGGCTGATAAAACCGAGAATAGCATTATGATAAAAGATTTGAGAACGGAATTATTTGACGAAGATGTCGAAGATTTGAAAACCATTATTATAAAGAAAAGGTTGCCCAAAAGTAGATATAGTAACTTATTGCTAGACGAAGATATAAATAAATTCGTGGATGTCAATCTGTTTAATACAAATGAAATTATTGTTCGAAATGTGTTTGACGCAGAGAGTAATGCAGAAATAAAAAAGAAATTGATTTTAAAGAAAATATTGGACAATTCTGGGAACAATTCCGATAATTTGGAAGCAGTCATTGGCACCAAGGGACCTATATTGAAAACTGAATTAATGGCCAAAGAAAATATTTCTATGAATAACCCGACCCACAACTCTTTCGAATGGGTAAAACCGGTTGGCGATAAACCCCCGTTCAAAGCAAATGTAATCCCTACAATTTCTATAAAAGAATCAAATATTGATAATGATGATAAAGTTTCCCATGTAAACCAAACGGACATTCATTTGTCAGAAGAAAAAATAAAAAATATGGAACTTTATAAAGATATTACGCGTGTGGCCGAAGATTCCACTTTTTTGATGCAACCTCCTGTAGCAAAGGAGGAAATCGAGGAATCCGAAGAATCAAAGAAAACGGAATCACCCACCCCGCAAAATTACGGATTAGATAAATTTCATCGTTTGCTTAAACCATTAAAAACCGGAGGGGCTGGGTCAATATATTCAAATGATTTTATAGACAACATTATAAATAATGCATTAGATTATATTTATTAACCAATTTAGTAGAAATATATTACTACATTATACATATAGATATTATATATATAATGACTTCTTTAGATATTCAGTATCATCCTATTACGCTTTATGTGAATCAACTTCAGAGAAACGCGCGACAAAACGGGTATTTGAAAATAGCATTTCCTACAAAAACAAATACCCCGAATATCGTCATTGGCGAATCCGAATATGTTTCCACCAATTTATATATTTTTGATAAGGTTCATTATGATTTGCAGATTGACCATGATGCAATTATGATTATTGAACATTCGTCTATTACAAATGATTTCCAGACACTTTATTTATGTATTCCGCTTTTAGAATCGAGCAATGCGCAACCTTCTGATTTGGATATTCTCATAGAATCGAAAGATGAAGGGCCAATAAGTATCGATATATCCAAGTATTTGAAGAAGGGGGGGAATTGCGTTGTATATGAAAATGAGGGGCTTGCGTATAATGACTATGTTATTGTAGCTATGCAACCTATAACAGTAAAAGCAAATCTAATGGATTTTTCTACAAAACCGACCATGATTGAAGATATAAATATGAATGATCCTATACAAACTATTTCTATCTCGTCGATTAATACTTCGTTATCGCCTTCGTTATCGCCTTATGTTCCGATTGTAGAAGGAATGCAAGACGACGTTCCGATGATTTGCACTCAAATCATTGAGGAAGGCGATGAAGTTATGTATGAACCAGTATTGCAATTGAGTGCAAACAGCGGCGCTGGAACTGATATATGGAAAAGTCAAGGGTTCATATATGTAAAAATCCTTATTCAAATATTGATTGTCATTGCTATACCTTTTTTAATTGTTCCGACTTTTATTGTCCCGAGAATAGATGCAATTTCTATGAATCCGGATAATGGTATAAGCTTAGGAATACACGGATTTCTCTTTCTAATGTTCGCAACAATATCAATACTCATGATAACATTTGGCATTTTTCTGAATAACAATTTTGATGAAGAAATACTGGGTATATATTTGATTATTGTGGTTTGTTTATCTAAATATATAACAGAAAATAAAGCATCTTTAATGAGTGGTATGGGTAATATTCCTATGCTTTTTGCGAAATTTGCTAAGAATATAGGTAAAACAATGTTCATAATTGTAGTTTCATTCGCACTTTCCGGAATATTATTTTATACTAATATAATAAGTAAATATGATTTTGTTATATTATCTTTATCTGCACTTTCTGTATTGACTTTTTTTGCGCTAATGGCCGGTTCATATGATTTGACTTAGACCATAGAAGCTCCACCCACAAAATCATAAACAGGTTTGAATGAACTCTCTGCAGCGGCATTCACTGCCGCGCTTGGTGCCGGTGCCATTTTATCAATGACATCTTCTTCTAATGTGCGGTTCATTATCGGCGGCGGGTTCATTCGCGCAAGTTGCGCGTTTTTATTTGCCTGACTCGGAGCAGTCGGCTGATTCACGGCATAATTCACCACCGAATTCCCAGCCATCGCTACAGAACTCCTGCGGAGTAATTCATATGCCACAAAAATATACAATACACCTAAAACCGGGTTTAAATAGAAAAATAAATATACTGTAATTAGAAAGAGCATCAAAATGCCGAGCGGATTATCAATATATGATGCCAAATAGGATGGCGTTTTAATGGGAAAAATAACATAAACGACGAATACAACGAGCAATATCATTTCTAAAGGTGTCATACTTTTTGTCGAAAATTTGGGAGATGGCATTATTATATATATGATTCCCGATATTTTCTAAGATATTCGCAACCTTTATCTCGACCAAATCATATAAAGATATTTCCGCTAAATATATAGAGGATATGAATAAACATTTTGGTATATCTTTTCGCGGGTCTAATGCCGAAAAAGGCCCGACCCAAAAAAAAGTTCCTGGGCGGCCTCGGCCTCAGAAGGCGCAAGAGGTTGTATATGATCCAACCGAAGAATATTGCGCTCGTATCTGCGCCCACGCCCGCATTGGACGTAAAGGATATATAGTGCCAAAATCCGTATTAGACCCCCTCGATTACGCGTTTTTGAAAAAAGACCTTATTATGAAACCATTCATGGGGATTATGGCGGGGAAAGGGGATGAGAATGAAGTCGCATTCCCCGTTTATCGCGAAAATGAATCCAAAATATATTTGCCTAGGTTTTACGGGCAACATCGGTATGGAAGTCCCGCGCAACCTTGCGAATTGCCGGAGGGTGATGCGATTGATGTGGCATTCCCATCGCAATTGCGCGATTACCAAGAGAAAATCGTAGATGTGTATATGTCACATATTTCAACTGCGTCAAATACATTTGAAGGCGGAGGCATTCTAGAAGTTCCGTGCGGACGCGGGAAAACGGTAATGGCGCTCAAAATCATTTCTCTGCTGAAGAAAAAAACGCTCATCCTCGTGCATAAAGAATTTTTAATGAACCAGTGGATAGAGCGAATCGCCGAATTTTTGCCCGGTGCTAATGTCGGCAAAATCCAAGGTCAGACGTTCGACGTCGATGGTCGCGACATTGTCATTGGTATGATACAAACAATGTATAGCCGCGATTTCCCCATGGGAACATTCGACGCGTTTGGTCTCACTATTATTGATGAAGTGCACCGCATTGGCAGCGAAGAATTCTCCAAAACACTGTTAAAAACGATAACCCCGTGTATGCTGGGCATTTCCGCCACGGTGGAGCGGAAAGACAGATTAACCAAAATCCTCTATATGTTCATTGGTCCTAAAATATACGAAGAAGAACGGGAAGATGAAGACCCCGTGGTAGTTCGCGGAATCGAATATGTGGCGAGAGATTCTGCTTTTGAAGAGACGGAATACGATTTTCGCGGCATGCCCAAATTCAGCACAATGATTTCGAAATTGTGCGAATATGGACCACGGTCGGATTTTGTAGTGGATGTGGTGCGCGATTTGATTCTAGAAAACCCGGAGAACCAAATCATGATATTGGCGCATAACCGCTGTCTACTCACGTATTTACACGATGCCATCAAACATCGCGAATTGGCGACGGTGGGATATTATGTGGGCGGGATGAAGGAGTCCGCACTCAAAGAAACGGAGGGGAAACAAGTCGTCATTGCCACATATGCAATGGCGGCGGAAGCCCTCGATATTAAAACCTTGTCGACTCTAGTAATGGCAACTCCTAAAACGGATATCGAACAATCGGTGGGGCGCATTTTGCGGTCGCGACATAGTAATCCCATTGTGGTGGATATCGTGGATGGACATGATTTGTTCAAGAATCAGTGGAAAACGCGCAAGACGTTTTACCGCAAGTGTAACTATATGATCAAATACATCAAATCTACGCAATATGGGGGATTCCTTCGAGGCGATGAGGGGTGGAAAACGGATTTTGAACCCAGAGGCCCTAAGCAATTTGAGCCCAGAGGCCCTAAGCAATTTGAGCCCAGAGGCCCTAAGCAATTTGAGCCCAGAGGCCCTAAGCAATTCGAAGAAAAGGTCGAAAGAAAATGTTTGATTATACCGGCGGATATTTGATTCATTGACTTTACCCGCCAAATAATTTGTTCCAAGATCATATATGTTGCTACGAGTCCCACTATTGGTATTTAGTTCATTATTATTCTATATACCGGGATTCCAAGCCCTCTACTATAAAATATATGATTTATCGATCATATATTTGATTTGTGGGACAGTATCGGCCTATTATTGGGCAATACCCATTTCAGACCCATGGGTCCTAATGGTCGATAAAACGTGTGCCAACGTGAATTTAGCGTATAGTTTCTATCGGGGGTATAAATCAGTGGGAAAAGAGACCGATGAAATTATTTCGACGTCCTATTTGTTTTTGGTTACGGTTTTTTGTTATATTTTTTCGTGTAAGAATTATAATGAGAATCCAGAGTCGGATATTTGGATTTTTTATCACGCTTTTTTTCATGTGAATTGCACGATTTTGAAAGGGCAACAGCTAAGATTGTGTAATGCGATAAAGGAATAATCATTATTTTTGAATAAGTTACTATTTTACTTGGTTTTATTTGTTTTTCGTTTTTTATTTGTTTTTTGTTTTTTGTTTTTTGTTTTTTGTTTTTTTCCTCCAGGTTTACTAAACATAAACATACGATTAAATGTACCAATTATAGAAGGTTTATGTATTGAATTATGTGTTTTTAAAATTTCAGTCATTTCTTTAGCTCTCACCAAATTCTTAACCATGCTCTTTGATATCCAGGTTAGATCTGTATCTTTATTTTGTTTACTCTTATCAATTTTTTTTAAAAAAAAATCTTTAATTTGTTTTTTATCAGCATCTTTTAATAATTTTAAATTTTCATTCCATTTATTCTGAAGATCATCACTATCGACATCTTCTTTTTGAACATCAATTTCTGTTGGCTTGGTTGAATCATCTGTGGATTGTATCCTGCATGGACTAAAAAACAAATCATAACACAGTAAACCAGAAGTTTTCGCGTCTGAATAAAAACATGGCAAAATACATTCAAAGATGAATTTCTTTTTAAAACCAGTTAAATCAAAATCATCTTTGAATAAATTTTCCATCCATACTATCATCCAATAGGCCATCCATGGTTTATCGTTTTCCCATAACTTTATCCATTTTGTTGGAGTCGCTATTACTTCTTCTAATTTTAGTTCTTCTAATTTTAGTTCTCTATCGATTTCTTTTCTTTCTTGAGTCAATCCTTGTTCTTGAATACTATAAACTCTAGGCCAATAATCTAATACAATATTTCCTTTTTCACTTTGTGTAAAGTCGCAATTTTTTAAATATTCTGTCAATATGGGTGTTATAACGAAGTTATCAACTTTTAAACCGTCAAAACCAATAAGAACATGGGGAATTTCCCAATCAAAATATGATGACAAAGCAACTTTGTTGTCGTATGTAAGGGTTATCTTTTTATTAATGTATTCAATTAATTCTGGTATATATTTTTTATTATCTTTACTATGTTTATCTTGGATTTTTTCCAAAAATATATTTTTAAAAAATTCATCATGTTTTTTAAAAAATTCATCATGTTCTTTGCCCTCATGAATTGTTTCTAATTGTGATTCAAATTTTGGCATTAATATAATATAAACGTATAATTATATTTCACTGTTTGCCAATTTATATCAGTAACGATTTGAAATAACGCCATAAAGAGTGTCTTATTAAATACAAAGTAAAATCGTTACTGATATCTTACCATTGGATAATACAAACGTGACAATTGTAATATTTGTATGCAGAGAAATCTAAATATAGAACTCCACCATCCGTTTTGTCAAATACTCTAATTTCTCGAATAAATCTTGACGAACGATTTCGAAAATATTATCGAAACCGTTTTCTTTGAAAATCTGCTGATAATCTTCCGGCAACGACGCCAGATATTCCTCCTCGATTTTCCTCCGTTTCACAAATATTTTATTGACCACCATGGAAAGAGGCACCGGAATATTGCGTTCGAATTCACCGTCTTCGCTAATAGATATATACATTTCATACAGACGTCGCATCAACCCAATTCGTTCACTTTTCAACCGGTCGGTATATTCAATCGCCTCTATATTGAGCGAGGGAACAATGACAATCCATTCGGGATTATATTGATGCATTTCACGACTGTATTTGGCGATGAATTTATACGGATTCGTATAATTTTTTACAAGTAGAATGGTTTTTTCAATCTGAATAATTTCGGCTTCTACGGATTCTTTTTTTTCGAATTTTGCTAAATATTCTTTCATTTTCTTGTCTTTTTCCACGGTGCAATGTTTGGCATTATGACCCACCCCTTCGCATTTTTCGCATTTTTCCGTGTTTGGCGATTTGGAGATGCGGTCAAACTCGCGTTGTAACGATTTCACTTGCCATTCATCTAGAACAATGGTGGAATACGAACCGCCTCGCACGTTGTCAATGCCATATTTTATCATATATTCTTTTGTTACGTTGTCTTCATCGAAAGACGAAGTAGATTTGAATGAATTCACCAGATTGGTGGGTTTATTTTTATTCGTCCATTCCCCACCATTTCCGGCGATGTGCAATTGAATAACTTGTTCTAAAACACCCGCGGTCTTTCCTATATAGAATTTTTGCCCTTGGAGTGCAAGAATATAAATGAAGGCATCTTTGAGGTTGATTGATGGACCGGGGGAATATATTTTATTATCCATATTAATTGTTTTGATAAATTTTTCGGTAGATATGAACCGCACTGCGGGGAACCTAGGTTCCCCCACACCCCCCTCCTCCTCTGCATGACAGTCGGGTCGTAAGATAAGGTGGGCGAAGCCCGAAGGAAGGATTGTATAGCGGGGAACCTAGGTTCCCCCACACCCCCCTCCTCTGCATGACAGTCGGGTCGTGGGATAAGGTGGGCGATAAGGTGGGCTGAAGGCCCGAAGGGAGGATTGTATAGCGGGGAACCTAGGTTCCCCCACACCCCTCTCCTCTGCATGACAGTCGGGTCGTGGGATAAGGTGGGCGAAGCCCGAAGGAAGGATTGTATAGCGGGGAACCTAGGTTCCCCCACACCCCCCTCCTCTGCATGACAGTCGGGTCGTGGGATAAGGTGGGCGAAGCCCGAAGGGAGGATTGTATAGGATCATATACAAATTATTTTACTTCTCCTTTTCTATTTAGAAAAGAGAAAAGCGCAACCTTTTCAAAATGAGGAGGAAAAGGTTGTGCGGTAGGGTGGCCAAAGGTGGGCGAAGCCCGAAGGAAGGATTGTATAGGATCCTATACAATCTATTTAACGGCCTTCGGCCTACCTGGGATTCAAGGAGGAGGAGGAGGGGTCGGGCGTTTATTCTACGCAATTGTTTCTAATGGTGATCCATTGCAAATACACAACTTGGCAATGAAATGCAAAATGGTAAATCTGCCAATTTGCATCCTCCGCGGAAAATCTATCGCATGATGTCAAATACGTTGCAATTGTAGTTAGCATAAGTATAGTCTCTTTAACTAATTCCGAATTCGATTCGCAATTCATGACATTTTGATAATAAAAATAGGCGAAATTCCCTTTAGCAAGAACGAAGTCGATAGAATTGTATAATTCATAACGGTCGAATGAATCATAATCGGTAAAATACGCGATTATTTGCGAATGAATTGGCGGCACGGGGGTGAAAATCGGATGCATCCAAAAATTGGCGCTGAAATAGAAAGTTAGTATTAACAGCGTGGCATTCAAAGGTTGCCCCGAAATAATAGCATACAATGCAGGCGCCAAGAAAAACCCGGAAGATGCTACGAGCATGGGATAATAGACAGGCGCCTGGAGAAAATGGGGGTCTTTTTTACAAAAATCGGAAGCGACAATGGGGGGCATTGAACGATGCGGATAGGTTGTATATGAAGGTATACAGCCGGAATATATTTATATAGATTTTACATTATTGAATAAATAAAATAGGACATCTCAAATCAGTATTGGTATAATTGGGAAACAATTACTAATAAATAAACCCATAAATAATATATTTATTTGCTTCCATTGATATCAATTCTTCATATGGAAAACACCATGAGACTGGGAAAATAATTAATTTACCAGGTTTAGATTTAATTTTATATTGATTACAGAAGGTAAATTCGCCATTATACTCATTCAAAACCCATATAAACATCAATAATTTCGCCGAATTATTTGAATAGCGAGTTGTGATATTTAGTTCTTTTTTGTTATTTTTTTCAATGAAAAAGGTGTATTGCATTTTTGATACAGGAAAGAAATTGACCAATTGGTATTTTTCTTGTATAATATTTATACGTTTTTGATAATTACAAATATTTTGTTGAAGTTCGATAGTTAAATATTTTTGTATTTTGTCGTATTTTTTACTTATATTCATGTTATAAAGTTCTGAATCTATTTTTTCATTTTCATATATTTCTATAATATCATTACAAATTTCATCAGAAATAGAATTTAAATTTTCATAGATAAATGTCTCTTTAGTATATAAGATATTCGACATATTACATATATAAAAAAGATCTTTATATATTAATATAAATAATATATAAATATGGCTAATTATTATAAGAATTCAACAACTCTTACACTAGGTAATATAATTGCAGGAATTACTGATAGTACTATATGTGCTTCATTTCAAAATGCAAGTTCAGATTACACTTCGGCATCTTTTACATTTAAAAGTGTAATAGATGAAACCCCGAGTGAAAATTTAGGTTATTTATACAAAGGAACTGATATTAGAAACAACTCTATTGCATATTATACAAATAATGGTGGAAGTAAAACAATACCTAGTTGGTGTAATAAAATCAGAGCAGTATTAGTTGGAGGCGGAGGCGGAGGACAAACTGGTATAGTGGGTTCAAGTAGTACTAATATGATTAGTCAAATTGACCGCAATTATGGTATAACAGCATATCATCAACATCTCTCAAGAGGCTCCCAATTTGATGGATATTTGGTAAAATATGCAGACGGAACAAACATAAATTCTAATAAACTATATGTTAACACTGTTGACGCTACTACTGCATTAAATAATACTATTGGTAAAGTTAAATTGATATTAACTACTAAAAATCAAGTAGATATAAAAGGATTATCAGCTGATTCTATGAAAAAAGGAACTCCTTCTTATGTTCATCATCAGAATCAACATCAAAATTCTGATGATCAAAAAAACTATGAAATAATAACAAATTTTAGCTATATTAATCAACATACTGTAAGCAATAGTCAAAATACTGGTTCAAGTGGCAGAGGTGGAGGTGGTGGCGCATTCATTTATTTAAATGGAATAACAGTATCTTCATCTACTAGTATTCAAGTTACATTGGGTTCTGGCGGTGGTGTCGGCGTCTCCGGTAGTGCATCGAGTTTAATAGTAGGCTCTACTACATATACAGCAGGAGGAGGCGCAACTTCAGGAACAGGAGGAAGTGTTACTGCAACAAATGCTACTACTAATTCGGTTGGGGTTACTACCACTAGCACTGCTGGAGGAACATCTGGATTAAATACTACATATATATCAACAACATCTTATGGTAATGGTGGAGCAGGAACTATAGGAGTTGGTTATGGAGAGACTGCTGATGTTGCTTCTTCAGGAATTAGCGGTTTAGCAAGAATTTATTATTTGACAGGATAATTTACTCATCCCTATATCCTATAAAATAATATCAATGAATAAGACCAATACATATTTCATCCCCTCTGACACGCAACTTTTGGTTCTACTTTTTTTCCCAGTATACATCAACATATCCCCTTGATGTATCACTACTTTTTCATCTATATTGTCAAATAGAACTCCACCATCTTTATAGTCCATTTCGTCATTTAATGCAATATTCATGATTAAAAAGTTGCCATCTTTGGTTTTTCCCAGCGATTCCTTTTCCTTCGTATACTTTGAAATAAACATATCGGAAATATTGAAATTTACGGATTGACAATTATAGACCTTTTTGATTTCCATGAACCAGTAATTAGAAACAAATAAAAGGAAATTCAATACTGATGGAATTTTGTCTAGAGATATATAAGTCGGATAATTTGGATATTCGCTTTTACCCCATTCTAATTTCTCTGATTCGTTTATTATCCAATAGCATACATCTTTCGATATAAGATTTTGAATAATTTTGTTATTTGAAAATCGATTTCCACTTAGTTCACATACTTCTATTTCTTGGTTTATAAATGGATACAAATCTTCCGCAACTTCGCCGAAATTTTCTTGCAAAAATTCTAATCTCACAAATTTTTGCGTTGTATTATTTATTTTTATGATTCCCGCCGAATTTTTAAGAAGTATTTTATCCAATACATTTATTTTTTTGTTTTCGTCATATAGTAAAATATGAATCATATTTTTATATGCGACGGTTTCTTCTTTTTGTTCCATTTGTTTTGCTGATATTTTAATTGGCATATTTGGTTCAGAATTCGTTTGTTTCTTTAATCCCTCTTCTTGTGTAGAACTTTCGGAAGAATTATTCAATACATTTATTTTCAAAAAACGGGGTTTCTGGTTGTTGGTGTCGTTCATCATATAAAATCCATAATATTTCGAACTATCGAATACTATTTGGCAATTTTTTTCGGGAAAAATACAAATGAAAGTATTTTCCGGATTTATTTCTTTATATTTATAGGATTCCACATCAATATCCGTTAAAATCAGTGGATTGTATCTGACATCTTCTATGAAAACGAAAATGGTGAGTAAAGGCGACGATTTTGTTTTTCGATTATATTCAGTGGAGAATTTTGATGACTCGCATACAATACTAAATTCTATATTATGTTTTGATTCGTCAAATGCAACCCCCTTTTTATAGAGGTGAAAGACTGCGGTTTCATTCACAAATGTAGATATAGCATCGTGTTTGACTTGTGTTTCTGTATTTGTTATAGTAGGTATTTCAGCGGTTTCCCAAATAGTGAATGATTCTGCCATATAAATAATATCTATTCATATTATTTATATTGTTTTATTTTTCTCTTTCTCTATATGTCGATATAAATCCATCCGGTAATAATATATTTATCATTTGTTATTGGACATTTACCGCAATGTGGCATGAACCATTCTGATGGAAATAAAATAATATTTCCTTTTTTTGGTTTTATTTTATAATAACCCAAAAATTCGGTTTCGCCTCCTTCTTCTACATCATTTAAATACCATATAAAATTAATAATCCGGGTTTTTCGGTTTATAAAATCTACGCAATAATCCGAATGGTATTTGAAAATTCCTTCGTTTTTTTTATATTTTTGTATTAAAAAATTGTTAATCGATTTATTTTTATGTATCAAATCGACAAAAGAGAGTTTCATGAATCTTTCATAATATTTCGATAAATTAGTTTGGATTTCTTCTATTAAGCTGTTTTTAATATCAAACCATATACTAGATTCATTTGCATCAGAGGGTATTTCCAAATCAATCGTTTTTTTAATCGTTTTGTCTATAATGTATTTTGTATCCGTTGTATCCGACCCTACAACGCCTGCATTTTGAAATTCTTTTTGCGATTCAAATAAAGATATTATTCTGTCACATAGTTCATTAGATAGGGATTCTTCTTGATATATGAAACTTTCCATTTTTATATTTTACTTATTGCATATTATTTCAATGACTTTATATTTTTTATAGAGAAAGAGTTTTATGAAAAATAGAACCCCTTTTTACACCTTTTCTCATTTAAAACGCCCATTTTAGTAGGCAAAAAATAAGAAAAAATGTAAAATCAATAGTAGGAGTTTCACCTACGATGGTCTTACTTTTTCATCTTCATTGTTTTTATTTGAAGATGTGAAAGACGAAATATGGAAACATAATGGACGCTCTTGTTTTTCTATCCAACAATTCGTTAATTTCATTATGTTTATTGAAGAGTTTGCATCTCTTGTTCTAAATACGATTTTTTTGTTTTCGCAACTCACGCAGTTAGAACAGATT